TTGATAGATTTAGCAGGACCTGCAGGAGAGATAGAACCACCAGTATACCACTGCATGAATTCACGACCTTTACGTACTACCTTAACAATGTTTGCTTCACCATCACGACGGCTAACATCCAAGAAAGTAAAACGATAAGATTCCAGCGGCTTACCAGAAATTGGGTGCAACAGACGGTTGTCTGTAGTATTATCATACAGCGGGAAGTGTTTCAGTGTCAATTCAATACCGTTAGTCATCTTGTAAGTTACAAACTGACCACCAAGTGTCAATTCCTGACCACTACCACTTACGAACTTAGTATCGATCAAGTTCATTGTAGCTGCTTTCTGTTTCAATACACGGTCAAATTCACGAATACCCATTTCACCAGTAAGTGCAACGAATTTACGTTCATTAGTACCAAGTACATTATAAGACAGATCAAATAAGAAGTCTTCCAGCAATTCAGCTGTCAACTCAGTATAATAACGTCTGTTAGACGGAGCGATCTGTTCCAAAAGACCAGCAGGCAAATAAACCGGACGACCGTTAGTACCTTTCAGAGAGAAAGTACCATCCTGGTTACGATTAGACTTAGAGTAAACCATCATCTTTTCGCAACGTTTACGCCATTCACGCAATGCTGTCCATTCCTGATAATCAGACCACAAATAAGATTTCTTACCTGTTTTAGGATCCTTCAATGCAATCCACAGAACAGTTGCATAAGCTGTACCAGTAATATCATAGCTCAAACGAGTTGTGAACAGGTAGTTACGCATCTTGAACTGAGTATTGTAGTTCAGGATATCTGCTTCTTCACTATATTCTTCGTAAGCAGAACCCAGACGTGACAGTTCACGACCAGCCAACAGATACTTACCAGGAATATAAGAATTAGACTGACCATCTGCAATAAACATAGTATAGCACCACAGGTTACCGTCCTGGATAGGAGCACCAGAAATACGTAACTGATATTCCTTGTCATCAAGTACTACAATAGCACCCGGACCAAACCATTTGTCTTCTACCCAAATCTGGATAGGTGTGTTACCAATACCTGCCATAATAGTGTCAGCATTAGCGGCAGTAATTTCTGTACCCTGCCATTTAGCAGAGCGAATTGTTACAGCTCTATCGGTATCGATTTCTACGTACCATTCATACGTACTCTGGTCAATGGTCATTACATTACCAAGACCACCCGTAATAGCATCAATAGATGTGCCATAAGCACCATCTTTAGCAGCAAAAACGTAAGATACGATACGTTCTACTTCATAAGGTCTTGATAACATTGCTTCTGAAATCTTATTTTCGTCAATAAGATCTGAAAACCATCTACTTTTACCGATTTGCAAATTATTCAGAATTCCGTTATCCATAAATTAATTTATATTTTTATATATTATTTAAACTACGTGCTGCGATACTCCAGATAGAGTTTGGTGAACTAGTGTGAACTTTCTTTGAGTTTTTTGAACTACCCGTGTTTTTTAAGCTTTGTTTAAGTGTTTTTATAGCAGAGCTAGTTCCAATTTTTTTAGCAGTATCTAGCAAAGTGTCACCCTTCATAGTAAAATAGGCTGACTCAATTAAATTTTTGACGCTCTTAGAATAGTCCTTTTGATATTGAGTAAGACCATCAGCGTCAGCTTTAAAGATGTAATTTAGTAAAGCTTTCTTATCTTTTTCAGGAATAGCTATACCGCGTATATCTTTTAAAGATTTAATGTTGGTGACAACGTCATCTACAAATCTTTGTTGGCGCTCTACTCTCTGTTCATTTTCCTTTTTTTGTTGCGCTAATAGCTGTTCCTTTCTCTCTTCAGCTATATCCTTCATAGCTTCCAATGCATCCTCAGCTTCATCTTCAAGGATACCCGCATCTTCGTACTTTTCGATTTTACGAGTAATTTGCTTCTCGTTAAACCCTTTAGCAGCAAGTAATTCTCTTACAATTCTCTTTTGATTTTCTTCAATAGTAGTATCAAAAGTCTCATAATCAATTGCAGGAGCAGCTTTGAAATAATCTTCAAGCTTACCACCATTGCGTACAAATTCATCCAACTGAGCAACTTCTTCACTAGCATACTCTGGTGTAGAATTCTCCTCAATCATCTCTCTAAAATATTCACAGAGCTCTTCTACTGTAGAAGGTTTATCTTCTCCTTCTTCTACTTCAAGACCCATTTCTTCTGCTACAGCATCAAAGAATGCAGTTACTTGAATACCTTCATTATCCAATTCTTCTCCTTCAGTAGGAGTATCTACTACACTATCTTCTTTCTCTTTAGTATCTACTACTTTATCATCTTTAGCAGGTTCCTCAGTAGGATCTTCTACTACTGGTTCTTCTGTTCCTTTTTCTTCCTTTTCTGGAGTCTTAACAGCATCATTTCCAAATACGTCTTTTACAGAAGGAGCCTTATGCTGTCTCTGCAAACGTGCAATCTCTTCATCACTAATCTCTCCCTGTTCTTCACGTAGATTTCCTGTTACTAAAGGATTATTATCTATAGTATTAGATGAAAATACATCTGCTACTGCTTCCCAACCTAATAGTTGATTACTATTGTTATCCATAATTATTATTAATTAGATTTATTATTTTGTTTTTCTCTTAAAAATTCTGCTCCACCTAGACCTATTGTAGGAAGTAACCATTCCATTGGTACTAATCTATTAAGTCTATCTATATATCTCTGTTTGTCAATATACAAATCGTATTGATTTCTAACAGCACCGTTAGCTCTACCACTTCTAAAGTAATCTAGAATCATATTCTCATCTACAGGGTCACTCCATTTACTAATTTTATTAGAATCTTTCAAAGCTCTCTTGAGAGTTAACATATGACTTTTAGATTCTGTAGGATTAAGCAAATATCTCTTATTCCTGGCTGCTGAATGAAACCCAGCATCCCTTAGTTCCTTAGTAGTATAAGTGTTATCTGGATCTGCTAAATACCTAAGATAAGGATTTGTAATATAATCTACACCAGGTTCAGCCTCATACTTTATTGAGCCAGCTATACCATCTGCCATATGACCTAACTCATGGTTTGCAGTACCGGGCATATAAGTAGATGGGTCAAGTACTATACTATAATCATCAACATTACTAGATGTAAATCCATCTTGAATGTTTTTCATGTTAGCCTTGCCATATATATTATCACCTATTGAACCATAAGATACATAATCTTTCCTACCACTTATCTCTTTATATGCAATATCAGAATAAGCCTTTTCATAATTAGTATTATAAGCCTTATCAATCTCTCGCACTAACTTACGAGTATTATCATCTGGATATAATGCTTGATCTACACTCCTCAATATCTCATTACTATACTGGTTTTTGTTAACTGCTTCACGATACCAAGTATCTTGTAACATAGCTGCTTGCGCTTCTATATCTTTTGGAGGTTTAGCTGGATTATAGTTTCTCTCTCCAGAAGGAGTACGTTTAACCTTAGTCGGTTTTGTAATAGTAGGCGTAAATGGTTCTGCATACGAAGAAGCTGTATACTCATCAGTACCTTCAATTAATCTTCCTACTTTAGATTTAAACTTTTTTAATGTTTTACCAACACCCCAAGGAATAATATTAAGAGCAGCATCCACAGCAGCACCTGTATAGTCTCCATTACTTAGGTCTTCAACAAAGTTAATTGCGTCCTTTACATAACCCGCAGGAGTTATATAAGCTTCAGGTTGAACTGTAGAAGCTTTACCTGATATCTGTTGTTGCCTCTTATAATACTCTGGAGTACCTGGAGTAAGACCTAACTCTTTTGGTGGCATTATCTTCTTACCACCATCTTCGTACGCAGGAATTGAATCAAATTGTGATTTAATATCAAGATAGGTAGTATCAGGATTTTGAGCTTTAATACTGTCGTATATTTGTTTCTTCTCTTTAAAAGATAAATCTGACCATTTCATCTAAAAATATTTCCATTTAAAATTTTTATATTTGCCTTTATATTTACCACTTTCTCCCTCTCTACACACTCTAGATATACCACTATTATCTATATTTAAGGCTTTTCCGGCATCTGTAGCAGATTCCCAAACACATATTACATTATTATTTAAATCCAATTGAATAATAGGAATTTTGTTTATTTGTAAATTCTTTGCATATGTATTACCTTTCATTAAAATAGATAAAGCTAATTTTCTTGATTGTGAACAGGGATTACCTTTTTTATTCTTTTTTGATTCTGCTATTTTTCTGCGAGTATCTATAGATCGTTTTTTACCTTTATTTTTAGTACTTACTTTTAATCTACCCTCTTTTGATAAAGATTTTCTTGTTTCTCCACCTTCTGTATTATTATATCCAAAAAGTGGATTATTAGAATTTAATGCTTTTATCAATTGTTTTTCAGATTGAATAGCTTCCTCTTTTGTAATCCCACTAAATATTATTTCGTGTTTAAAATTATCCCATCCATATTTTAAAATAGCGTTATAGAAATGTTTATTCTTACAATAACCTCTTCCGTTTGCCCATCTCTTTAATGGATTTTGTTTTGTTATCCCTACATAATATTTATTTGTTGGAGAGGTATGCAAATATACACAATAATTTGTCATTTGTCAAAAAATAAATGCTCTGTATAGAAATGGTAATAGTTTTTATCTTTACATACTTTAGAATGTAATCCTGCATGTATTAAACTAGGTAAACCTATTACTAATAAATACAAAGGACCTAATCGTTTTGATTGTTTTGTATGTCCCAATTCATGATACAAATGCTTAGGATTATTAACGATAATATACTTACCAAGGGTAATACCACCAGCCATTTGAGGACTGAGCTTACACTTAATACCATTCCCACAAACTTCTTTAGTACATATTTCATGACCTTTATATATTTTATATAAGGCTAGCCCCAGTAGATTCTGGGGCAATTGCCAAATATATAGTAAAACTTCTTTCATATTACTTACCTGTTTTACCAGTTTTACCACCTTTCTTGCTTCCGCCTTTCTTACATGCCATAATTAGTTCCTCCTATTTTTTAGTTTTAGATTTACTCTTTTCCCCTGCCACTTTATTTTTTAAAGCTGTTTTAGCTTTAAGTTTTTCTCTCTCCATCGCAGCTTTATCTTTAAGGATCTGTAACTTCTTAGCTTCCTCAAGTTTCTGCTTTTCTAATGCTATCTTTTCTCTTTCAATAGTAGCTTTAAGCTTCTCAGCTTTATCAGATTGTTCAATCTTCTTAGCTTCTATCTGTTTCTTATTCTCAGCTTCACGAGCCTTATTAGCTTGTTCAATCTGTTTAGACATAATATCAGAGTAAAGACGTTGTTGTTCAATTGCTTGATTACCAATCTCAATAGGATCTGGTATATTATTACCATCTTGATCCATACTCTCAGAACCACGATAAGCATTTAATTGAGCAACAGTAATCTTAGTAGCATTATCCTGATCAATCTTGTATTTCTCAAGATCAAGCTCAGCTTCTTTAAGCATAAGTTCTTGTTCCTTAACTTGATTCTGCATCTGTACAAGTTGCTGCTGTTGCATTGCTTCTTGTTCCTGCATAGCTTGCTGCTGAGAGATTCTTTGATTTTCAAGTTCCTGTAACTTATTCTTTAACATAGATAGATTATCCATCATATACATTTCAGCAGCATCTACAAGGCTTGCACCATTCTGCATAGCTGGTTGTATTAATGCTCTTAACTGCTCAATTGCTTGAGCTTCTTTAGTAGAATCCGTTACAAAGATATCAAAGTCTTCATATGGGAAATTATCTGATACTGAGACAAATGCTCTAGTAGTGTCATCAAATATATAATTGAGATACTGTTTATCACTATCTTTCCATGCAGCCTTTGCAGCATTTAACAACATTAACAATGCTTGTTTCTTTACTTGGTTATGCATCCAGAATAAAGGTTCAGTAATATGAGCAGATTGTATTACAGATCTTTCTACATTACCTACTAATTCTGTACTAGAGATCGCACCTTGTCTTTGAGGAGTTACCCCAGACAACTCTGAAGCCATAGCTTCAATCTTATCAAGTAACTGTATATACTGTGCTATAACATTACCCATAGTAAGATCCCAAGTAGAGAATCCATTCCAACTTGAAGGTCTACCACCTTCCCTACCAGGTATATCCCAACCTTCATCATATGGGTTAATAAATGCAACACCTAATGCACTTAAATAATGTAACCATTTTGAAGTATCAATACCTAACCCTTTAGGTATCTGTGTAACATCTACTACAGGTACTTTACCTTTATCTCTAGCCATAGCTAGTTCTAATCGATAAAATGTAGTAATGTATAAATACTGTAATGGTTTCATTATACTAACTAATGATTTTGGTACACTATTAGTATTACTGTAAACTACCCCAGTATACGGTAACCTCTGTGAATTAAGATTGTTACTAGTAATATATTGATACTCTATTGGTTGAATACCAAAGTAAATGTCATCATCTGCTCTATATCCTTCCCATACTTCTACAATCCAATCCCATTCTACTGTTTCATCTTCAAGCGGTTTATAGTATTCATCCACTACAATTTCTTCAGGCAAACCTGTTTCAGGGTTAATAGTTGTTAAGAAGCCTATCTTCTTAAAAGACTTCCAACATACATGATAAACCACCACGTCTTCAGCATCACCATAAGGGTTGTGATCAGGTAGTTTACTGTAAATTTTAGTATCTATATGGTTCCAGTCATCAACCATATTCTTATCACCTAACCAGTTTTTACCACTCTTACCGTACTGATCGAATTTCTCCAGTAATTTGTTAAGTTGTTTTTCATCCATTTTATCATAAAACTCATCATATACCTGAGTATATGACATAATCATTTTATTACAGCACATAGGTGCTTCATGAATGAATTCTATACCATCACAATCGTCATACCAGAAACCTTTTGGGTTAACTCTATTTAAACAAGGTTCTCCATTCCTAATGCCTACATAAAGAACTTCTTCCCCAGCAATAAGTGCATCTTTCCATGTCTTTACAAACTCATGGTCTATATTCAAAGAGTTCTTCAAGTAGTTTAAACTGTGATAAGCAGTTAATTCGGCAACATCCTTATAATCCTTAGTAAGGTATTCCTGTATTTGTTCTGGAGTCTGTATTTCCCCAGATTGTAAGGCTTCTTCATATCTTGCTTGTCCTTCAGGGCTCATCTTAGCCATGATTGCTGCTTGTACATAATCTAAAAGCATTTGCTTAGCTTTTTCTTGCATTTCACTTGCAGCAGCATCGCTAGTACGGCATACCTTAAAATTGAAAGGCCGTTTAGTTTCTTCACCAATAAGTAAATCAATCTTAGGTCTGATAATGTTATAATCCTGTGCCATTGCTGGGAAACCATCATCTTGGTTAAAAGGGTTAGTAACATATTTCAAATCCTTTTCACTATAGACACTATTATATAAATCATAATAAGTCTGCATTTCTTCTTCTGAAGGTACTGTATCAGAATTAGTTATTTGTGATTGACCTATAATGTAATCCACACAACATTCCCGCCATTCATCAGTCTTCTTGTTATAAGGTATTTTCTGTATAGGAAAGCTATTTACTGTGCGTTCCATATTTAAAATGAAAATGTTAATATATTTGAATCAAATAATTTATTTGTAGAATCAGAAGTGTCTTGTTCAAACCATTTATCTGTAAATATAGGTAAATCAAACAATCTTTGGTTCCTCTCTACTTCTTGTTTTTGCTTTACTTGAGATGTATACAATTGTTCCCTGTATATCATTAATTGAATCATTGCCATTACTCTATCGAAATTACCTTTATCATTATACATTATCAATTCCTGTAGTAACGGCTCGGATAGTATAGACTCAAGTCTCATATGACCAGGTTCTGTTTCTTCTTCTAGCCATTCTTTAATCTTACCTTCACCCCAAAGCTTTATCTCTTTATTCATATGACAACCTTTACGTCTATTTACTTTGGAATCTCTTACTATATCTTTGATAATATCTGGTTGATCAGCTAGTAAGTAATCACAGTGCTTATTATTAAAGTAAGCAAATATACCAGTGTTTTGGTTTTCTACCATAGCTCTAGCATTATAATACATTAATAGTTTACGTACATTATCGTAGAATTCTTCTGCTGTTTTTGGTCTACCAGTATATTCTGCTACTAATATGTCACTGTACGATTCAAAGTTCTGTATACGCTTGTATATAAATATAGAACCTAATGAGTTAGTACCGGATTGATCTTGATCATATGGGTCTAAACCAGCTATATATAAGCCTATAGGTGGATCTGGACAAGGATGTTCCCATATTACTATAGAACCAGTAGGATCTGCCATCTTTGGTAGAGGGTACTCTGTAATATCACCTGTCTTTTTAATTACCCATTTAGGTACACCTTGTTCCCATACTAAATCACCAACTTGCTTGTGATTTTGTAATTTACGATTAGTTCTTATCCTAGCTAATTGCTTTTGTAATTCTCGTTTAGGGAATATATTACCAGATAGTTCAGTAAAGGCTTCAGCAGGTGTTTCTGCATGTTCTGCAGTATACCTATCTACTTGTTGAGAGTCTTTAGCACTCTTTAATTCTTTAGCTCTTAGGTTGAGTATGTATGCCCTAGCTTTATCATGGAGAGTATTACCATCCTCATCCATATATATACGATTACCATTCGAATCACGTACGTCTAGGTTAGTATGTTGAGGTACAAAGAAACCACATTTCTTACCACCAACTGCACCTTCATCCCATATGTTATCAAAACCAATACAGTTAAATGCTTCAGGGTCGTAAAAGGCTTCCCTTAAACCTGCTACATTATCCCCCTCGTCACCACCTGTACCAAACAAAAGCATTAGACCAAAGGCAACACCATCTTGTTCTACTGATGGTCTAGCAATTTCCCATGCAGCTTTTAATTCTTTGAATGAACCACCTTCTTCCCACACAATTAATTTAGCAGCTTTACCACGAACAGCATTAGGATTATCTTTAACAGATACACCCATTATTTCAGATTTGTAACCCATTTCTACTTTGTTACCAAATTCATCAGTAACAAGCATAGATGCTCTTTTACGCATGGCTGTATTAGCTACTTGCCTTTTCTTACCCCATGCGGTATTAGCATCAATAAAATCCATATAATCCCAAGCTTTGGTTAAGTTACCATCTTCAGTAAGATATTGCTTGTTTGATGCATATACATAAGACTTTGAATTAGGGATAAGAAAGAAGTTACGACACAACATGGAAGCAGTTTTATATGAATAACCCTTACGTCTCGACTTGCATAATACTAAATGCTTACCTTGGCTTTCTGCTTCCTCTACAGCTTGAAAGAAGTAATAGTCATAATCATAGAAATCAGGGAATGCAGCTTGTCTAATCTTCTTAGTTTCACCATTAACCGTAGTATAAACAAGTCTTTGAATAGGACAATAGTTTAAATAGAAATAGTTATACCCAGTAATGTAATCACCATCCTCTGCAGTATAACCATTAACACATCTATCTACTTCTTGGTCCCAGAAATTGTAATATTCAGTAGTACCTTTCGGGTAAGCACAATAAGACCCCGACGCTAAATAAGTCAACGCCGGGGTTCTAAACTTGTCACTATTCTTGATTTTCTTACTGAAATCAATCATATTATTAATGATTAAACAATTTCTTTATACTTCTCCAAACTCTCTTATAGAGAGGCATTGTAGTTTGTTTCAATTTTTCTACTGCTGCCTTCTCTGCAGCTTCCTGCTCCATTAGAGCAACTTCTATATCTTTAAGGACTTCATAGTCATATGCAGGTCCCATATTAACAATCGTATCATACTGATTGTATTTAACTTTAACTGATTTTGCCTTACTAGTAGTTTTAGTAGCTTTCTTTTCCTTAGTCATAGTTATTATATTTTGTGCGTTTAACGCGTAGTTAGTTTATTTTGTTTCAAAATGTATTACTTACCGTACAGCTTGTCTATTTGATAGTTCATATGGGTTAACTTCTGCACCCCCACGAATCCTATTATTAGCTAATTCTTCTGATTTTACTGCGGATTCTAATGCATCTAAAGATTTAATAGTATTACCAAGTTTTTCCATACCTGCTAGGATTAATTGAACTTTCTTATCATCTAGTTCATCTTGTAGTGACTCTGCATAATATCTAGATACACTATCTAATTTTAACCTAGCATTCTTAAGTAAGCCTAAGATAAGAGTTTCATTGAAACTAATGTAAGCTTGTTCTGCTTCTATTACCTCTACTGGTAATTTATAGTTAGCGTCATCAAAAAGCTCTTTCTTAAGTCTTGGTTCTATATCTTCAGGAGACATACTTTTTACATAAGGACTATCGTATTTATTTTTTAGTACAATATAGGTAATGTATTTAGTAGCCATTTCTTTATCTGCCTTATCGGCATCCCATACCTTTTTAAAGGCTGGGATACCAAGGGCATCATTGTGTATAACTACTTTTCCTGCCAGAATATCAAATAGTTTCATTATTAATCAAATTTTATATACCTTAATTTATAATGTCTATTTAAAGCATCAATTGCTTCTTGTTTAGTGTAAAACATATTTACATACTCTGGATTACGATCATAATTATTTATTATCTCCTTCAGTTGTTCCGCTATCTCGTCCTGATTCCTGTGTCTCATTTTCTGCTGTATTATCTGATGAACCAAAACCATTTTCTCCTCTATCACTTTCAGCTAATTCTTCAGCTAGAGTAGGTTCGATAGTAGGATAAGGCATAATGATCAACTGTGCAACCTTTTCACCGGGTTGATAAATAGTAGGTAATGCATCCGTAGTAAGTTTAAACTTACACATAATTTCACCTCTGTAACCAGCATCTACTACACCTACACAGTTACACAATGATAACGATCTCTGAGATACAGATGATCTCATAAAGATAAAACCTACATACCCTTCAGGAATCTCTACTGCTAAATCAGTATGGTATACTAGTACCATTTTACCACTCTTATCAAATTCCTGAGTAAACCTAGTAGCAGTTAAATCTAATCCAGCATCATTCTGGTTAGCATAAGTAGGTAATACGGCATCTTGTGTTAATTTCTTAAACTTTACTTCCATGTTATTTTCTTACTATATTATTTCCTAATATTATTTCAGTCATCTGTGCTGCTAGATTTGCAGCATAATCTTCAGCAAATTGACTACGATTCGTATCCTGTAGTATCTGTTTCAGATACAGTAGAATCACTTGTTGATTCAATAGTATCTGATCCAGTTTTTCTTCTATGTTTGTTTCTTTCATATTCAATTTCCTCTACAGCATTCTTGAGAAAGTTTATTAATTCTCGTCTAAGCAAGTTAGACCTTAATACTGGGTCACCTTTGTATTGTGCTTCTAATGTATATACAAATCTACCATCTCTATCTTTACTCTCTTCTGCTTTACCATCATAATTAAAGATTTCTCTATAATAGATCTTGATATTGTCAAGAGGACATTTCTTAATAGCTTTGTTGATTTGCTTATCGGTGAACATATATTTTTGTTCTTTACTAGAGATAGCGTCACAATCAGCTTTGATAATCTCATTATAGGCATCCATTACTTCCCAAAAGTCGTCTATTAATTTCTGCTTACGAGCTGCTTCAGGAGCAATATCTCCTTCACGGTGTTTACTTATCCAAAGTAAAGCAATAGCATTCCAGGCTACTTGTGCTAGATGTCTACATCCTGTTTCTTCATCAAAGATTTCACTTTCAGCAGCATATAAGTGTCTAAGTAATGCACCTTTATATCTTTCATAACCATTTTCTAGATTCTGCCAAGTATTATCATCATACTTCTTAGCACCCTCTGTATATACTCTAGCAATATCTTCAAGACAGTCCAATGGCATTAATTCCCATCTTGTTTTATCGTCTTTACGATCGTTCTTCATATCCATCTGGTTTAGGCATTTTTTGTATTCGTATTGCATCTATTTCAGTCTTATTCTCTAGTATAGCTTTACATATCCTGTGATAACCATCACATATTCTACCGTAACTATCTAGTATAATTGGATATTTAGTATCTGCTTTTTGTATTCGTAAAGAATGAAATATAAAATCATCTAAACATCCAACATCCCAAGGTAAGTGTGATAGATCTATGCCAACTAAAGGTAATTTAAATACAGGATATTTCTGCTCTTTACAATAAGTAATAAGTGTTGATGCATTCCATATTTTACCCTCACATATATATCTATTCTCTGTGATTCCAGAGTCTTCAAATATTACTCTTGGGTTCTTGTCTTTCTTTACTAGCATATTTCTTTTTTAGTTTTATTTTAAAAAGATAACCAAACATAATAGACTTTGTATCATCATTACTTGCTATTACGTTAGAAGCAAACTTGAAAGGATGATTACATATTACTTCTATTACTTGATATGGTATGTTATATTTATTAGCTAATTGAGTATATATGCTAGTTCTTTTTTGAGAAGTCATATACTACTTTGTATTCTTTATTCTGGAGTAAATCATCAAAGGTTGATGATGTATCAATAGAACCTGGTCTAATAGTATTAACAATTATCTTTAAAGTATCAAGTGCTGTGTTATCAGCATATACTTTAATGCTTTGTAACTTCTTTGCTTCTTGTTTAGTGTAGTCCACTATAGGTTCTAATGCTAATGTATTCTCCTCACTTAAAGGGTTAGCCAGAGTAATAGGGTAATATAAAATCGTTTCTGTCTTTATTATTATTCCTCTATTGTAGTCTAGTTTCTTACCAAGAAGTTTATTAAACCACATTTTAATCTTAGAATAATCTTGCCACAGAATTATAGTACCTGGCTTAAATGTTATTATTTCCATGTATTCTAATTATGATTGTTACTTGAACTCTGTCTCCGATGATCTCTGGTATTAGAGCTTTATTAACACTTAATTCATCTTCGGCAGGACCTGCAATTAGAATTCCTTTTTCTTTGAAAGCTTTAATGTACCGACTTAGATTATCCTTAGTAATACCTAATGTTTGAATTATATGCTTTCTATTCTGTCTATTAGCTATATTCTTATGTTCATTAGGCAGTTTATTATAATTAATGTCTAATCTAATTAACTCAGCCATTAATTCTAGTTCTCTGTCCGTAAGCCGAAGTATGCCATTAAGTGATGTTAAGAACTCTGTAATAAGATCATCCTTATTTACAGTCTTAACTAATTTATTCATTGTCTTTCTTATCTACATCTAAGATCTGCTGAATAGCATTAATAAGTTTCAACAGATTTTGGTTTACTGTTTCAGATTCTAATTTCAAACAAGGTTGAATCTTACCTTCTTCAAAATCCTTTCTTACTTTATCCAAATTGCTTTCATATTTAGTTTTGCAATCGTTGATAAAAGCTTCCAATGCAATTAATTTCAGTTCAGCAATAGTAGGTAACGTTTCCTCTTCTTGTTCAGTAACTTCTGAACCATACGGTTCCAAATTGCCACCTTTTACTAATGCATCAACATACTCTTCGTTAATAGACATAAAACGAGAATTAGTACCTTTCTTTGTCGTTTTAGTATCTTCCATTACAAATTCTTTATCATCAGAGTCGAAATTAAAGATATCACCAATCTTTGCACAACCAAAAGGTTTAATTACTTTATAAGCTACGTTCATATTATTTACTTATTTGTTTAACCATTAATTCTACCCACTTGTTAATATCAAACTTTGTATCACCTTCCTTAATCACTGTATTACCGTCTGTAGTATACTGCTTTGGTTGATTCATGATCATATATGCATTCATTAAATCTTGTAAAGTTACTGTTATTTTGTAAGCATTTGTTTTAGATGGAGAATGCATATCTTTAGGTATGAACAAATTGTATTGACCATTAGGTAGTTTTTCTATCCATTCTGATAGACCACTCATGTTAATGAGGTTATCTATCAAGCTATTATTTTCAATGTTCATGATTATATAACGCGTATGATTTATTTTTGTTGTAACTTTTATGCAATAAAAAAGCCCCTAATTGCTTAGGAGCTAATTTATGAAAATGAAAAAAGCCTATTTGTTTTTACTAATGAAAGCTACCACATTGTATGGGTTTACTAATTGACTGTCTTTGAAGAGATCAAAATGTGCAGCAGCTTTAGAAGGATACGCTACAATATCACCTACTTCAGGATGATTCTCTTTATCTTGCCATTCATAATTTGAAGGGATTGCTAATACTATACCTTTTCTAAAGGTAGTAGGTACTTTCTTTACTTCTGTTTTAGTATCATATTTGTCAATACCATCTACATCTTTCTTACCAGTTGGTACTGGTTCTGAGATCTCTTTCTCAATATATTCTTCAGGTAATGGTTTAACTAAAATATCCCGAGTAAACGAATACTCTACTTTTTCTAGTACCTGATCTAGTAATATATTATCTTTATTCTCTGCCATAATCCTTATTTTTGCTGTTAAAACGCGTTATAATGCAAATTGTTCCTTTTAAAAGTTACTATATTTTAGTATATTTCCTCCAGTACAACAGATATTTAGTGCTAACTGTGGACAGTGTTCCCTATCTTCAAATGCACAATTATCGCAACTACCACTATTTTGTGGGTGTATTATATATTCTATACCGTCAATAGTAACAAAACCTTTTAAGATAGCCTCTTTAGCTTCTGGTTCTCCCATATTAGTCATAATATTCAAATTCATCATCTGAGTATAAATCCTCAAACTCATCATAAAAATAGAAATCTTCCATATACTATTACTTTAGATATTAGTAGTATAATCCAGAGTAAGGAGTAATGGTTGATATTACTTACTATCTCTATATATACCCTCCTATCTCTCTACTCTAGACAGAGAGAGTAACGAAATATATATTAATTTTGTTCTATTTCTATCAAATATTTGTGCAATATGTCACCCTTATTATCTCCTTTATTAGCATATTTTACTACTTTATACTTAGCATTTCTGCCAATAATAGGCCAATATTCTGTTGTATAATACTCTTCTATTACTTCTTTTTCTCTATTTGATTTACAATTTTTTAACATCTTTTAAATATATTTAACTATTATACAAAACTCATACTATCATGAGTACCATTTGTGTTCTTACAAAAGAGTTCACAGCCTGTCATATATTCTGATATAAGCTCCCCTGGTGTATCTGTTTCTTCTATATAAATCTCTAAGATATCACCATTTTCATATACTTTTTGATATGTTTTATAGCTCCAATCTCCTACTTTATTATCTTTTACTTTGGTAAAACCATGCTGTTCTAACCACTCTGAGCGTGTCATTTTAACATTATTTAATTATTTTTAACATATAGCTTCTAACGTACATATAAAATTTTTGTTAAAAATATGTAAAAAATATAAAAATTGAGAAGAAATTTGAGCGTAAGAACTAGTATATAATTGCCCTCCCCCTATCATAAGTGAAAGGAAAGTCCCCCGGGGGTTCTCAATGCATCAAGCTGTGTTTTGGGCTTGTTATTTGCTTTAATAATGCATCAAATTGATTAACTTATTCATTTATTGTGATTATTAACGTTTCAGCCACAGCGGAAGGCGGTTGTGGTGTAGCATTACTACTGAAGGGTAGACAGCCGAGAAGAAAGATGAAGTGCGCAATCATGGAGTTGGAAGCAAAACAAGCAAGTAATGGTAACTGGTATGTGAACATCACAGCACAGCCAGAGAACGATCCATTTGCTGAAGAGTTACACTACCGTATGTGGTGTAGTGAAGCATTAGCTGAGAAGCTAACAGCTAAGAGACCAGCGTCTATCGAACTAAGACGTGTGAGCGTCAAGGTTGACCAGTTCCAGCGGGTTGACGAGGACGGTACAATCAAGCCGCAAGTGTTCAACAACTTGTCTGTAGTGGTACGTCAGTTCCAGAATGCAGATGTAGATGACCCAACAGTCATGGCTGAGAAGTTGCGTTCGTCTCTGTTGAAGGACGGTAAGATCTGTGACGTTCAGACAGATGACTTTGACGGTGCTACTGGTGACATTCCTGAGTGAGAGTAAGGGCTTCGGCCCTTCTCTTTTCTTTTTTCTATGCATCAAATTATTTAACAGACTTAAGTATTGTAATCAAATTAAAGAGTATGGAGAAGATAGAGAGAAAGTTTGACGGTATTACTGTCGAAGTAGAGGTGATTAAACGCTACGGTAGTGTAGTTATTGGTTTATGTCAAGACCGTATTTGTGCGTTTAATGAGTTAGATGAGACTGCTAGACCTATGTGTTTGGCTGATTGTCTCGACGCTGTAGCTGAGTTAAGCTTGGATTATGAGGGTTAGTCTTATTGACTAACTCTTGTTTTCTACAACATGCATCAAGTCCTTTTCCCTCTTAGCAGATTGTGAGGAGTATATGGTAACGACGCATATTTCTCATCATAACTATATTTTATTTATATTCTTATGTTTAAACAGGATGATATTAGTCGGTATCTCCGTCGTAAGTAAGAGTGTAGGCTAGTAGAGAACGGCATCTCTACGAAATCAGTAGCTATTGGTTAAACCTCTTTAGAAAGGACTACTGAGCTATTGCTCCTTTGATAGCAAGCTTGATACCGAGTGACTCTCGGTTGCATGTCGTAAAGACCAGGTAGGTGGTATAGTCAACTGCATCTAGACTACCTGGTTTACTTTTGATTATTAATCAATAAAATTATATATTATGATAGCAGTAGTAAGATGCTATAAGCACATAACTCCGGTAATTGTTACAGTATTTGAAAAAAATGATGAACAAACTCAGAAAGATGCTCTAGAAATGGCTACTATCTTAAGTAGAAGAGACAACTGTGAGTATAGAGTAATGGTAGAGTATTGGGTTGCGTTTGGGAATTCAGCAAAGTAAGCTATGAGAGCATTAGTAATAGCTGCAATCCCTATTGTCTTTGCGATATTGTGCTATATACTGTGTGTATTATCACAGTATATAGACTATCGTAAGAGACGATTACATGGTGAGAAGTACAAGGAGTTCTGTGAACGTGTGTATACACGCTATTTATAAGGTGTTAGCTTTGCCTTCACCTTATTTACTTTCTTATAATGCACCAAGTTAATTACCCTTTTAGCATATTGTGCGAGATATAGTATACTTATAGGCGTATAAGAGTATTAGAGTATGAGAATATTAGAGTTGAATAATTCTCTTACTCTTTACGCCTATATATAATATATAGCGTATCATAGACAATTAAACAATTAAACAACTAAATTATCAAAATTATGAAGTGTGACATTTTAGCTCATGAATTTAACACAGCTGAGAACGGTAATAGATACTGTAAGCTGGAAGTACGTCAATCTGGTGACGAATTCGGTAAAACATTCAATTATGTAATGTTTGTTACTGAAGCAATGGAAGAAGCTTTAGAGGCTAAATTCCCGAAGTTCATATACCTACAAGAGGTACGTGTAAAAATGCCTAAACCCTTTTATAGGGTATGGGAGACTGATGGACCTGGACATTCTCAGGGTGAGTTTGTTACTCGACCCAACAGAGAAGATCCTGATAACCCTATCATGATTGTATTTGAGGATATCAAAGTTATTATCAGAACTATGCCTGATGGTACGCCTGCAAGAGGTGAAGATGCGCAGAAATTAGCTGAATCAAGCTATTATAGAGGTATTAGTATGAATACTATTGTACCTATTGATGCGTATGATGACGGCGATACTGATAACAATATTGGTGCTACGAATACAGGAGCTGATCCATTTGCTGGGGCATCTACAGCTGGTGATGGTGATATACCTGAAACCGCTACAGATCCAGCAGAACAACCTGCGCAACAACCCGCTGGTAGACCGACTGGTAGACCTGGCGTAACAATTAGACGTTAATAATCATGAGAATAGCTGGTCTTAGTGATCAGCTGTTCTTTTGTTCAATTTACAAACGATAATCTGTATATTGTAATATGAGACAGTTAAATTCATTAGAAGAAAATGCTTTGAAGATTTCAAAATACTCTACAATAGCATTTGTTATATTCTTCTTTTTCTTTATAGGCTTTGTTGCAGAGTCTGTACGCCCTTTATACATATTAGGCGGACTAATACTTATAGTGTGGAAATACATAGCATATGTTGCTATAAAAGATCTATTACATATTAATTAGTCATGAGTAAGAAGAAATATCATAAGCAAAATTGCAATAGTGCTGTACGTGCTGTTGTACATTTAGGTAATGAAATTATTTCATTAATAGGGACACATGCCTTTGAATGGTCTATTGTAAAACAGACTAAGAATAAGGTAAACATTCTCACATTCTCTAATAGAGAAATGGCTGTTAAGGATTTTGAAAAATACAAGAACTTAGAGCATGAGAGCAGAAAGAGGTAGTTTAATTCAGCAATTAATAGGCAGAAAAATAACTATTATAAGCTGTAATTTAGTCGGTACAGTTATATATGCAGAGATTGCTAAACATAGCAGATCTGTAAATATACTATTAAGGGTTAAAAGACTTGATAAATTGTCCTATAAGAGCATTATAGAAGATAAAGAGATATCTCTTAGTCTTACAGGCTTATTAAAAGATGTCAGGTTACACGCCTTAATATAACTTTTATTGAACTAATTATTCATTAAAAGACATAGTCTTATAGAAAGACAATATCCGAATTAACTTGTTGAATATGTAAATTATAGACTCTATCTCGGATGACATGTGAATGGACTAGAGATTATCTTAACCAGAGTAAGATTTGCTTGACGGCATTATATCATTACTCTGGTTATTTTAAACTAATCAACATGAAAAAGTATCACAGACTACGATTACTCAGTAATATTACTGAAGCAATTGAAATGACATTGTTCATACTATGGGGATTATCAATATTATTTATTGAATCATTCATAGGTCTTCTCATCTATTATATGGTAGGTATCATACCTATTTTATTTATTTGGCGAAAACATATAGTTAAAAAGCATTTAAAAAAGAAAGTATATGCTACTATTTGTATTTTTAACAGGTTGCTTATTGATAGTATATCTGTACTACGTGCTCGTAACAAGAGCAAAAAAGAGGAAAAAGCTTTTAAACAAAGTTCATAGAGTGTTAAATATGTTATATGCCTCTAAGAACGGTATTGAAAATACCGAAGATCTCTCTAACATACGTTTTTATATTAATAGATTAGGTTGTATTAATCTAATTGAAGCTGATATATTCGATTCAGAAAGACTTGCAAATTACTATCAAGAGTATATGGAAGCTCTAAAAGAATACGAAAGTATTTCTGCAGTAAAGAGAATAGCATTAGCACAAGCTCGATATTGTATTAGTAAATTAGAAGAATACGAGAGAACTCTTAATTGATATAATATGGAAAGGAATAAGAACTTCGCGCATTTTCTACAACAGATGGGATATATTCCATATGAATTAGATATGAAAGTTCAGAAATTCTTTAATGTAAAGGATCCTGACTTTATTAGTTCATATGGACCTGTAAACATAGAGTTTTTTCCATCTTGGTTAGGGCCAGAGATACCGCTAAATACGGTAGTAAACAGGAGTGAAAACTTCTGTTACGGATTGCATGAACATGGACACGGTCCTTGTTTAATCTATCCACGACCATATGTACTATGGACAAATGATCTAAATGAACTAAGAGCTACTAAAATATACCCGGATATAATTATGGATCGTATAATCTCTAAATACACGTGTGAAGAGATATACCGTGCCATAACACAAAATAATATGCTTATTCTCTAATATCCCGGTAATTAGAAGTAAATGTAGTTTAAACACTATTGTAGTGTAAGGAGAAAACAAGTAAATTTCGTAGATATTATTACTTATAAGAGTTCGAATCTCTTCATTTACTTTTTTAGATCATTTTAAATAATACAATATGATAAGATTAACAACTATTCAGAAGTTACCGTGGACGAAACTATTCTCGGTAGCAAATTTGTTCATACGCTACTTGGGTCTTACTAAGTATGACGCATTTCGATTAGCGTATAGTTGTGTGTGTGGTCATAATATCCTTATTCAGGGACCACAGAGAACCAATTTCTATTTATTACATAATAAACTGTCTAATATCAATTTTCGAGTATATCTTGAACAAGTTGATGGTTTATCTATGCAAATAGATAGAAAATACTACGAACCTGTGAGAATGGGTTTAGAGAGAAAAGGTAAACCAAATCTTTGGGAAAGCAAACTCAAAGAGGTACTGATTTTTAGAACTATTTAACTTAGATAAGAGTAGAAATGACAATAAAACTTTTATTTAATTATAAGAATTTAGATCAAAAACTTCGCCAAATAAAACTTTTACAAACATTGTTTGGTTTAGGTTTAAAGGAAGCTAAATATGCTGTAGATTGTGGAGAAATTCTACAATGTGAATGTGATAAAAATATAGTCGAAACGATTCGAAGTAGTAATGCTAATATTGAAGTAATAACACTTCCTTCTCCAATAAAAGCAGAAGAATCATTTCAGCTAACAGTTTATTCGAATTTACAGAATTTATTTCCTCAGGATAAGTCAGAATGTGTGCTTATAACTAAAGAAGAGTATAATCTTTTAACTAAATACAAAGGATTATACTTAGATATAATTGGTACTCTCAACAATGTTGTAAAGCAATTTTCAAATTCTTAGTTTTATACCTTTACTCAGTTATTAATTAATAATTTATCAAAAAATGGAAAATCAAAGTTCTGGAGCCTTTAAAGGCTTTGTCGCAGTAATTTTGTTGCTGCTTGGAGTATGTGCCGGCATTTGCACATACAAGTACGTGAAGGGAGAAATCCCAAACATTACACAATCCGCTACGGAAGAGTCTATTGAATCCGAGATGGAAGCAGTGCCTACAGTGGAAGAAGCTATGCAAGAATGGAACGATCTCAAAGAGTCGTCTCGATGTTATGAGGTCTATAGCAACTTTCCACCTGAAATAATGCAGGCATTGTTCGAGAAATTGGGAACGCAAGAGCCTATAAAGAGGTATGTTCAAGAGTATGAACGTAATAGAGAATACTACATATCTCTACAGATTGCGGAACAATTAAAACATCAAGGACTTAATAATCCTGGAGTAGATGGAAAAAGGATTGAAGGAGTAGAAATAACTACTAAGTTAAAGAAAGAAAAGGAACCTGAGAAGGTACCAATTCCAGCAAAAGCTGCCAAGGATACAATAGTGTATCAATAACAGTTTACAACTTCATTATTTCTTCAGTGGCTGTACTTGCATGTGAATGTAGGTGCAGTCGTCCTCAGAAAATGACAAACCTGTGGGGCGTAAGTAACTAAGTAGTAATACTATAATGTCAGTATGTAGTATTACACTGAAACTGACTGTTATGATCGTGCGGACGTTAAAATCAGGTAGATGATAAGAATTGTACTGACAATACAATTTTGCTGTATCTTAAAACAAGTTTTGATAGTCAAATTTTCCTAAACTAATCCTCGTTATTAGGTAAAATTTCTTTTTGTTTATGTATTGCTACAACAATACACATCTGTTATGTATTTATTTTGCATTGTAGTTGTAGATACAATGCCGTCATCAACAATTTTAATAAAATCAAAAATGAAAACAACAGTAAACGGGTTAGCAATGATAATATTGCCTCCCAACATTTCTGTAGGAGAAGCAGAGATATTATTCTCTGAAGTACTTAAGAAATTGCGTTCAGAATCTGCTAAGATTTCTGTTATTAATGCTAACAATGAAGCATTTGCAAGTATTTTTAATGCTAATGACTTATTTAAGCCAAGTGAAGCTCGAGTATTACTTGCAGACAATTTATTAGTAAAGTTTGCGCAATTTGTTAATGATCCTATCTCTTTTGCAACGGCATTTGTCAGTGAGTACTATGGCCCTCGTGATGAAATCAATCATGCTGTAGTAACAGATATTGCCAGTATTGAAGAAGGCTCTGCTGATTGGGCTTTATTCGAGCGAAAGAGATTAACATTTCTTATCTATCAGTGTCGTAATATTCTCAATAATCAACGATAATGGGAAAAACGAAGAAAGATAGTAGAGAACAAAAGGCTATGCATAGAAAAGATTCTATGCATAAGCCTAAAATGACTCCTTACAAAAGAGAGTCAAAGAGTAAAAGAATATACGAGAAGTAACTCGCCAGTTATAACTCTATTTTATAACTCTAAAGTTAACGCTTATGAGTACGGTGGTTATCCCCAAGCATGTTAAACCTAACGCCCTAAACTCACTAAAATGTATATGAAGATGTATACTACGAGTTGTGTATTTATATACAAATGACATAGTAAAAGTTCTATGTTAATTATAAGAAGGAAAGGAGGTAAGATAGGAATAAGGAATAAGAATACTATCTCATGCTTTTTACTTTAGAAATTTATTATTTTATGTTAGAAAGAATAGAAATTAAAAAACTTGTAAAACAAGCTGTTTCAAGAGATCCACCATTAAACTGGTATCTCTATCATATGTGCATATATGGTCGTTTTATATCAAAATTAACTGATTATGTTAGCAGTTTTTGTCTTCGTACAGCGAGAAGTTATGAAACATTAATTAATAATATAATTAGTGGTTATGATCCAGTTAATTTTGTATTAGATGATCATAAATATGAACGTAGATCAGTATTTGAAGGTATTTATTATTACTAATTATTAACATTTAAAACATTATCAAAATGGAAGAAAAAGACATCCTTTCGCAGATCAAAGAAGGTAGAACAGTGAGCAAGTCTATGGTTGAAGAAGTAAACAAAGATATCCTCAAAAATAAAGAGGATGCTTTGAAGAAAGAACTTGCAACAGCGCTGGTCGACAGCGAGTACAATGTTTCATACAGTAAATTGAAGCTGAAACGTGCTCGAGCAATTGAGGAAGTAGAACGCACTCACATTCAGGAAACCGGTGAAAATCGGGAATCTCTCATGGCAGGCGGTCTGACTCCAGAAGAGTATAACAAAAAACAGATGGAAGTTGACAAGAAGCGCGAAGAAGAACTCCTCAAGGTAAAACAGGAGTATAACGTTTATCTTCGTCAGTTGAATGATCAGAATCCGGACATTTCTTGGGATACTCGGAAGAATAGTTTTAATAACTAATCTACAATCCAGTACTAAAGTGTCTATGTACTAATAGTATGTGTAATGTGAATCTTGAGTAGCATTACAGAGAGGAATAAACCTCTCTACTCAAATCCCTTGTGGTAGTAGTAGGATCTATGAGCGTATCAAAGACGGCAAGTATGTGTGCCTTAGTGCCAGCTTTTGCTACATACTTTCTATCAAAGATTTCAAATTGAAAACAGTATATGCTTTATGCTAGATTCTATGAGTATGTCTTGTATTTTGTTTAGCATTCAATAAGTCCCAGGCATGGGCAAGGAATCAATAACACTATTACAAATATACTCTTTATAGAATCAATACTATTAGTAAATTCTTAGAGAGTAAGGAGAGTGATCTCCTTACTTTCACTATATTCACAGTATAAGAACTGTACTGTGTCTTATTAGGCTTATTAATCATTGTTAGGACGGGGCTATCGTATGCCCCCATCTCCACTATACTTTTGTGCAATTATATTGCATAATTTAATAGTATCTTCATGAGACATTGTGTTTTTCATATAATTTATTGCAGTAGATATAAATTGTACATTACCAATTTCATATCCTTTAGAAGAATCTATTCTATCTAAAGATGCAGTATAAATAGGATTATTATGATTTTTAGTATAAGTTGCTAATTGTAATTTAATTCCAGTATATGGACAAATACCGTTTTGTTGTTCCCATATTTCTTTTAAATATTCTAATGTTAAATTAAAGTTTTTAAATCTTTTCTTTGCATTTCTAAGATAATATCTAAAAGAAGTAAATTCATCTTTGCGATTATTTGAAATAAGATTAATAATATTACCACTTTTATTATTTTTATTTCCCTTCATTGCACAAGATCTACAGCAATAATTATGTCTTTTCAATCGTATATTACGATTATATTCTGTAATTGGTTTATCATACAGTTGTCCACAATTATCACAAACTATTTGAATTAATTTTCTATTCTGTTTATATTTTAACATAATATTAAATTTTTTAATTCAAAAACGTATAATATGTGGAATAGTTCTGTTTCGATATTAAAATATACGGGGATGAACGGTTTTGACTAGCAATTAGAGAGATAAGATAGGTTCATTGTGTGTTTAAATGGCAACACTATGTTTGTCACAGACTATACTGGCTTAGTAGCTGCGTAAAGTCTGCGTGCTAACTACGAAAGTGAGGGAGATAATATAGTTCAATGGTAGAATAATGCTTATGCATAGATCTGGGTTCAAATCCCAGTATTATCACATTAAAGTTCTATTAATATGAATAAGGAAGGTATAACGTACAGTAGTTATCTACAGTATGTAGAAGAGAATTTACCGCTATCTTGGCGGAAAGTATCTCAGAAATATAATGTAGAAAAGCAATTGATTGAAGCAATCGCAAAGTATTGCTATGAACACCTCTTAAAAGGTTGTGAACTATATTATCATCTTCATGAAAATGAATTGATATGTAGTGCTGACTTTAGTAGAGAATCTCAAGGAATAGATTGGTGGATGGATTTAAGCTCAGAAGCCAGTATGTTAGAAAACAATGGTTGTATAGAAACATTCTGTGACAATGACAAAGAGTGAAAGCAAGTTTTATGATTACAATTTCAGTTATTTTGATACAGATCAAGGATTTGTATGTGCTGGAATAAGAGACAATGTTGTCGGTATGTATAACTTACTCGTCTCAAAAGGTGCCAACGTAGTTAATAAAGATGCAGATATAATCAGAATTAGCAGTAAGAAACCTATTGTTTTATTCTGTTTTAACAGTAATACTAGCATTGGCAGTAAACTTGGTAGTGTCCAGATAATGTCTCATCATTGGTGGAATTATTATCACAACAAAGCACACAGGCATTTGAGTAAAACAAAAATCCATACATATAACTTACCTTCGCAATGGAATAAAGTACTGATGGAAGGCTGCGTATGGAAGGAAGTAGAAGTATTAATACCAGAGTAATATGAAAGTAGGTAAAAGAATTTATTTCGAGAATCAAAATGAGAGAAAAGAGTTCATTGCATTACTAAAGGATGCTAAGGACTCTATAGAAGCTGCCAGAATTATAAGTAAAACTTATAACAAGGATATAACAGCTGCTATGGAAATCGCTGAAGTTTATTTTAATTATATCAGAAAGGACGGTAAAGATGAATGAATTGAAAGAAAGTGGAAGCTACTTAGTAGTCGTAGAAGGATGCGAAGTCATTGTAGTAATAGAAGGATGCGCACCTATGTTACGAATAACTCGTGCATTTAACTTATCTAAGTTCATAGAAGATGGAACAATGATCGACAGTAAAGAAGCCGTAGAGGCTATAAGTCAAAATCCTTCTAATTTCAATTTCAAACCATTGAATTTAACTATTGAGCAATTCTCGTTGCAAGAGATTAAACAAGACAAATCATTAGCTTACACTAATAAAGAATATCAAAGATGGTTATCTATCTGTGGTAGTATCGATGATAGTGTTCTAATCAGCAATATCATGCTCGAAAAAGGGTTTAGTCATGCACAAGCAAACTTAATAGTTGAACGGTTATGGAAGGACAAAAGAAACTCATTACAGCGGTAGATGAGCAAGACTTAAACAAATATTTGAGGAGTCGATTAGTAGAACCATATCTTCCAAAAGATTTAGTAGAAGATTGGTCTATATTTGGGTCTGTAGTATCAAATGTATATGGACCAAACGGTATATTACCGCCTGAATACAGAAACAACGATTTAAAACTATGGCTACTACATAAGTTGCAAGTAAAAGCGTTGTTAAAGTATGCTCAGTGGAAGATTTTCAGTAATATAGCTATGCTAAATAACAGAAGATCCACTGATAATGTATTAACAAGGATATTTGTATCTAAGTTAAACAATTTGGAACTGCCTAAAGTTTATGCAGATGAAATATTTGATAATTTTCATCTACAATATGTAGTACGCAAGCCTGTCTTTGAAGACTATTTTGTTATCAAAGTATTAGGTTTACCATTTGGGTATGAACGAAAGGAGTGTCCTTTTTAGATAGGTAGGGGTTCGACTCCCCTACTTATCACCACCATTTAGTTTATTAGCCTATGAAGAGAGAAGATGAAGACAATCTAATTAGGCAGGCTAAACTTGGCGATCAGAAAGCTTTTAGTACGCTCTATGACCGTCACAAGCCATTAATTCGATACATTATCTTTGATATTGTAAAGAATGATGATGTAGCAGATGATCTTTTATCTGTTACATTTACTAAGGCTTTCAGTCGTATAGACTCATATGTTAACCCTATTTCATTTGAGCTATGGTTGAAGAGTATTGCGGTCAATACCTCAATTGATTATATACGACACACTAAGAATGAGAAACAGAATCACTATATTGATTCTGAGGATAATTACATTCAGTTGCAAGATAGTGAATTATCCGCAGAAGATATTATATCTAAGCGAGAATCTATTGATCAACTGAAAGTAGCTCTGAGTAGATTGAGGTTTAAGTACCGTAATATATTAGAATTACGGTACTTTAAAGGCCTCAGCTATGAACAACTCGCAAATGAATTAGCCGTGCCTATAGGAACTATAAAAAGTGACTTAAACAAGGCTAAAAAGAAATTACGAGAATTCTATAACAAACTTAATAACTAATATTTACAAACAATGGCAGAAGTAGCAATTATCGCAATTGTAGTCATCTTATTAGCCATCATTATTGGTAAGGCCAACCATAGTGATGCGTTAATTTGGAGATTACTATTCGTCTTTAGCCTTACTGTTTGCGTATCTGTTGGTCTTCTTTATATTCTGAATGAAAAGCCAAAGCTTTCAGCTCAGACTATAGAGAAAGATAGTAAGATGATTATAGATGCAGACACGTCCCACACAGTAAACTTCGACCAGATTACAATGGAAGAAGCGTCTTGTGACACTGTGGGTCAGGACACTACATCTTATGATCATCTTACTCGGATACAGTGCATAAACATGATGCCAGCAATTGCAAAAGCAATAGCTGAGCACGCTATCTTTGACTCCTCATAGATGGTGAGATCTAAAGACATTACCGAGAATGAGAATTAGCTTAAAAGCGTAGTATTAACAATTTAAAAAGTATCAAACTTAAAATGGGAAAGAATAAAACAGCAGCAAAGAAAGCTGCACAAGAAAAAGCAGTAGAGACTAAGAAAGGCGAAACTAAAGCCAAAGTAGAAACAAAAGCAACAGAAGTAAAGGAAAAATCTACGATTAAGGTTGATCCGAAACCTGCTCCTACACCGGAACCAGCACCTAAAGCTGAAGAAAAACCCACTGAAGAAGGTGGTGTACAGGTTATTTCTCCTGTTGAACAGTCCTCTGCTCAGCTATCCGCAGAAGTATTCCAGAATGAGGATTTGCGGACGCTTTTGATGAAGGATGTGCTTACTCCAGAAACTACTATTGATGCAAATCACATGGTAGAACTGGCAAAAGTTGCAACCGAACGATTCAAAACGAAGGATCAGAAAGATCCGCGCGTGATCGCGACTAACGAAATGATTGACGATGTAACTGCGTATTGTCTTGCACTTGCAGGAATCAACATGCAGATTCATGGTAAAAAGCTTGGTTTATCTGTACCAGTAGAAGCTACTGCAAGTTTCGTACGAACTATGGGCTTCTTCGGTGTAGCTTTGCCTGAAGGTAAAGCAATCGAGGATCCTAAGAATCCTGGTCAGATGATCTTGCCTTTTGAAGCCTCTGAAGAAGCAGTGAAAACTGTAAAAGAAGAGATCAAGATTCAGAAGAGTAAACCTACAATGGATCCGTCATTGTGGAAGAGTGATGATGATGCTAAGAAAGCAGTTCGTTATATCATGTCTGACACCTTGACTAAGGATAATCGGTTCTTAGTTTCTATTTCAAAGGTAAGAATGTACAAGATGCTTACTTCGGCTAACGAAGACGAAAAGAAGATGTGGGAAAGCTCCAGCAATGCTGCTATCCTTGAAGTTATTTTCAACATCCTCGGCGATAGCAAGTCAACGTTGATGAATGCTATCGGTGGTCAGATTTATTCCGCAGCAGCAACTCGGAAGAATCCAGTCTTAAGCCATCTTGTAGCTAAGCGTAACTTCTCGCAGTTTAGTGACGAAGATATTCGTGATATCACGAAGGTATTCGTTAAATTTAAAGCTGCGGATACTTCTAAAGACCCTCTTGAAAACAACATTGCCTGGGTTGGCTTAACTCAAGGTAAGAAAGAGGATGCTTTGCTTTATCCGAAACGTCTCAGTGACTTCGATAAGAATGTGATGAATCGCATTGACAACTTATATCCGGACAAAGTTGGCGTGCCGTCTGATCCTGATTATCGTAGAAAAGCTTCAAACTTGATGATAACGATTATGAACCTGTATAAGGAGAATGATCTGCTTCCTCAGGTATCTGAAACTGATTACAAACAGGCTGTAGAAGATGCTGTTAAAGCAACTTCAGGTGAAACTGCTCCGAAAGAAGAACCCAAACCAGCCGAAGACAAAAAGGATAAAGGAGAAAAGAAATAACTCCTAAATCAAAAGGATGAGCCGTTTAACAGATTTTCTTTGGTGCGTATTGTTCGCTTTTGCAGCGGTTATTATTAGCATCAAATTGAGCCCACAAAGGGTAGAAGCTGTTGAGGTTAAACCTCATTACGAGCTTACAATTCCTAAGGTCGAGCCTAAGTCTTTTAACTTAGAGCTTGACCTCTCTAAGGGAACAGCGAGAGTAGAAAGTGACGCAGGGATCAGTAACGCTAACGTTACAGTAAATCACCCTGCACCACAAGTGATTAACAAACCTGCAAAGGTTAAAATTAAGAAAGTGTATGAAACAAAAACTGAGGTGTTGTCGAAGGTCGTGATGTTTAAAATGCCTACCCCACGATTGATTCACACAACAGCACCTGAGTATCCAACAAGGGTAGTGAAGTAATAACATTGTGCTTACTGTAGAATGGCACCAGGGAAAACGAGTCTACCCCTGTAGTAAGAAGATAGATAGTGGTATTGTAGCTGATACACTTAAAAAGCAATAAAATCAGCGTATACAAATTACGATAAATCTGATCAATTTATGGTTTGTATAGACAAGTAATACAGAATACGAGAATATGATAACAGCTAACACTGTGATTCAAAAGGTAGTATAATAACTTGCTGTGGATTTATTACTTTATCCATGAAGAATCAGCAAGAAAATGGGTAACGGGTATAACCCATAAAGCTCGAGAACCGTCTGGTGGAGCGATTACAACACGGCACGTAGGTCAGCAGACACGAAGGCAAAGTATACAAATGGGGTATAAATCCTTAAGTAAGTAGAAATGGCAATTCTACTGAATCCCCAATAGAGTCTGTAGGTACTATCAAGTACGGCATCACAGAAGGACGAAAAGGGTTAATTATTGTTAGAATTCCAAACTAATGATAGCCGTTTAGACTGACTAACGTCTTCGATGGGTCCAAACTATCGTTAAAAATAGCTACTTCTAGTGTTCTACTCTACTGTTATTACTGCTTTGTATTACAGTAATAAAGATCTTGACAACATAACATATGGTATAGTTATGGATGAGTATGTGAAAGGAAGGATTCAAACCAAGAAAATTAATAATCGAAACTAAAAGCTGAGTGGCTATGATCCATACAAAGTTAAAGAGGTAACGGACTTTAATAGCGTATGACAGATTATCCGGAGCAGGTGCCAAACCTGTACTTGAGAAAGCTTATTAGAATGTTCACTTAGCCTTGCAAACTAAGTTAAATAGTTCTTTTAAGGGGGTATTCCAGGTGCTGGGTCTAGATTATGTGGGAGAGATTACCACGTCTTTGCGAAATCAAGGATTAAGAAAGGTATAAGGTTTGAAGAACAGTGACCGAGTTTTGTGCTTACATTATTTAATGAGAGTTATGTCACTATAAGTCATGGAAACTAAGCACACAGTGGTAAAAGTACTGAGAACTACTACCAAACAACAGAGGTGCAGTAGCGATGCACGTTGTACGCAATAAAAAAGGAATCCTACCGCCTGCGGTGTTTTAAAGGTGTAGGTAAGTTTAGTTAAAGCTTTCTTTAATAGATATAACGAAAGTGGGGCTAATGTATAGTCAATGGGCTAAATTCAAGTCTGTTAAAACAGAGAAACGTAAATGTTACGATGTTTACCTGAATCCAACGATTCATCACTGGCTCGAGAGTTAACGAGACTCTTAAACAAAAGCGTGGATAACATGTCTAACTAACGTAGGTCCAAAAACCGAATAATAAATCTGTGGAAGTCCTCGCTAAGGAAACTGACTGCGACCACAGCTTGGCGAATGCGATTGCTTAGTAGTATCAGGGTATAATGCGCAACATTATATGTCCGAGAGAAAGCGTCTCATTGAAGTTTATAGACCTTTAGACCTGTCGTAAGCAAGAGTAAGTGAGAAGAGGTGAAAGTCCTCAATCTTCAACCAAGTAAAATAAACAAAATCCTAATCATGGTTACGTTGGCATCCCTATACTTAGTAATAAGTATTATATGGCGTAAGAAGTAGGTGTTAGTGAATAACTATATGAATCCTATAAGTTATTACAAATAACAAAGAATGATGAAACTTACTTCATTCACTTCGCAGTTTTAGTAACGTTCTGAAAAACGACCGGACATAACTACTTGCCCGATAGAGAGTTTTATTTTGTTGCCACATAAAATAATTATTAGAGGTCAATCTCTGGATAATCTAAAAGTTAGGCAGTTGTACGCTGTTTTATGTGAGTGCAGTTGGTCCTGAGACACCAGGAGAACCTTGGCAAAATATTACGGATCCTCTATGATAACGATTGTAGAGTATTTCACACATATTGACTGAACTAAGAGAATCCTTCGAAGAGTCTCATTAGCTCTGGTCATAAAGCGATTTAATAGTTCCAAAGTAAGATAAATAAGTAATTTTGTAGTATCTGTCTCATATTACAAAAGGATATAGCAAAAGCATAATATCAAGAAAATTTATCTCGCTTCTAAAATAAATTAAAGTAAAAACAGTTTCTTTTCGTATTTCTATCTCAGTATCTCTTGAATGAGACACGACCGTGGTTTTAACCTATCTGATATAAGATGATGATAAATCGTGCATAAAAACAAAGAGAAGAATGCGGAGCACCAATTAAAATTAATTATTAACAAACTTATCAAAAGGAGAAAATACAATGGCAAATATCAATTATAGTTTAGTAGTTGCATCTCAGTTAGGTGCACTTTTAGGAATGAATCTCATTCACATTCGTCGCAAAAATGTAGATCCCGACTATTCTAACAAAGAGCGGGAAGGTAAACAACGTCTAGCAATACCGGTATATATCTATGGTATTGACCGTATTAAGATTAAGAAAGCTGAACTTGTAGACCTTGGTGAAGGTCAGCGGATTGTTCAGTTTAATGATGATCCGAAATTGCAGTTATCTCTGGCAAATGCAAAAGATATCACAGATGTTATTAAGAAACCAACTGTTCAGGAGGTTGCGAATGCTGTAATGGCTGAAGAAGCTAGTGCGCAACAGACGTTCTTTGTAGACGACAAAACTGCAACAGAACTTGCGGTTTCCTTTAACAACAGATCGTATAAGGAACTTTCCTCTATGATGGAGGTGCTCTCGCGTCAGGCAGCCTGTTTGACAGATGCTAATGATGCTATGATGAATGCTTGTAAACTAGAAATGGCACAGGTAGGTAAAAGTGTCGATTTCGTTCCCATTAACGTTAATGAAACAAAATAATGACAGAACTAAGCAAGACTTCGAAGTTAAATCTCGAACGTATTCTTGCAGATGAAGATATTCGTAGCTCTTTGCTTTATAATGGCAAAAAGCCAGGTATCTTTAAATTAAATGCAGATGGATCGCTTACACTTGGTGAAACTACATTTGGATGGTGGAATAGTTTTATTGGGTGTCAGCAGCACTTAAGCTTTTCAGATCTGACTGTACATTTGATTAATTTCATGGCTGGTGTTGGTAAAAATCAAAATGATTTTGCTCTGAATGGATTATTCCAAGATTTCGTTAACTTTGCACTTAAGCAGAAAGACAAGAATAGGATGGTAGATATCTTGTTAACTGCATATTTGTATGGTTATAAAGAAATACAGAAGGATGGAAGGAAACCTTCTGTGGATACAGTAATTAATTCAGTTATCAGACAACAAGATGTTCGTGATTTAGATGGTGTCGCTGTTTTAACCAGCGATGGTCCTGTATTGCTAAGAAATAACTTAGTATTCCAAAGACTTAAATAGGATATATCAATATGTTTTTGAATTAGGAAGGTATAATAAACATTAGTATATATGTTATTTTCGTAAAAAATATAGTAAAAGGATTAGGAAGGTTATCCTTTTATATTGCTGTGATATGGTACTTATAAAAGAGTGCTAAGTGAAGGAAAGCCCCGAGAATAAGAAGGGGATGCTTCATCGAGGAAGACACAGCATCGATACATGTGAGCGTATTATCAAAATATTTACTCATATAAAATTATTAATTTAAAATATTTTTATATGGTTAAAACGTACAATAACATTGCAGAATATGCCAAAAAGTTACTAATTGAAGCAAATCCGTATATTGATGAAAAAGATATTTATATCACAGCTAATACAGATATAGCTAGTACTTTTCGAATATTAAAAGAAAAAGACTTAGCCTGTATTGACACAAGTGGTACTGAAGAAATACCATTAATACACTATACTATTTATAGTGAATCTTTAAAAGAGAAAGAAAAAGCATTTAGTAAAGAACGAGCATGTGAGCGTATTTTACAAGGCGTAGTTTCATATTCTTGTGAAGGATTTACTATAATTTCAGTTAGAGTAATTAATAAAGAAGAATCACCAAGTGAAGAAGATTTTATACTATATGCTTTTACTGAAGCTATGTATAATCGAGCATTTGAACTAGCCTATAAAGAAGGAGAGATCAAATACACTATCGTACCAGATAACGGGATACATCGCGCAATCGTACGTGATTCTATGATGGGAAAATATCTTGAATATATTAAAGTAGAAGATATACCGTCTAATAGTGCTATTCATCAATGCAAAGAAGATATTCTCAAAAGTACAGAGTTTTTCTTTAAGAATATTCCATTATTCTCACGATTTGGACAAAAACCGTTACGTAAGTTCTTATTGTGTGGAGAACCTGGAACAGGTAAAACTTCTATTTGTTATGATATTGCTAAGGAATATCAGAAAGATATACCTATAGTATTTGTAACAGATTTTGATTCTTTAGCAAAACACATTTCAGAATGTGCAAAGGTTAATAAACGAACCATTGTAATATTTGAAGATTGTGAAGTTGGCTTCCGTAATTCTGCAATTGACTCTTCAATTCTTAACTTCCTTGATGGTATTGACCGACCGAATATTCAGGATGGTGCTATAGTTATTATGACTACTAATCATCCGGAACGTATTGAGGCTCGTATTACTAAACGTCCAGGTCGTATCGATAAGTTATTCTTTATAAACGCCTTAGAAGGACAATCAGCAGTTGATGTCTTTAATCTTTACTTTGGTGAATTTATGAAGGAAAACAATTTTGATGCTACTACTCAAACAGCAAAAGAAGCTATTGAAATTATTGCTTCTGGTATGACTGGTGCTCAGATTAAAGAATTGTTTAATAGCTATGTTTGTTATATGGTATCAGAAGCAAAAGATTTTAACCTCAATGACGTGTTTAACACGAAAGTTGAATTGTTTAAATCTTTTGATGACATGGACAAGAACTATAACTCTATAGAAGCTAATAAAGAGTTTGATAAAGCTCGAGGTAAAATTCTATCTGTTTTAAACAGATAAGCATAGAGTAGGAGAAATTAAGTTTTCTCCTACTTACACTGGTAATTGATGCAAAATCGATAGTATTAATTTTAAAATCAAATCGATATGTTGACATCAAAAGATATTATTACAAAACGTGACAATTTGTCTGAAACTATCACTCGTAATTGGGATATTATTAAGAGTGAAAACGTAGTTTTTCGTGGTTATAAACGTAACTATGATATGAAGTTAGTTCTTGATAACATTTTAACTCTGTGTAAGGAAAGAATTGAAGTAAAACTTCAGTCTTTAGCATTAAACCTTGGATTCGAAGATATTGACGATCTTCCCGAGGATAATAATTATGCTACAATCTATGCTATAAGTGAATTGAAAGAGATTCACAAGCAGTTAGGCATTGTTCCTACAATCGACCCAGAGATTATTAAAAAATATGGTAAGAAGAAAATGCGTAAAACGCAGATTTTGAGTCGAGCATATATTACGACCCTACGGAATACTATTCAGATTCAAATCAATACTCTTACTGTAGAACTTGAAAACTTCAATAGCAGTCATTCATTGAAAAATGGTGATCGTAAGAAAGGAAAGTCTGTTACAATGGACTTCTCTAAACAGAAAGCTGCTGCATAATCGTTTGAAAGTCTCTGAAAATTTTACGGCAATTTGCTTGCCTTGTGTATAGTTTAATGGTAGAATATCTCGAAAGAGAAGATATGAGTTCGAGTCTCATTACACAACTCCGTTACAAATTAACATTTTACATTAACATCAAATTAATTAAGTAAGATATGGAAACAATTCATTTATACAAAACAAAGAAAGAACTGATTGAAGAAAGTTCAAAACGTGGTATTACAGTAAAACAACTTATCGCTGAAATTAAGGCAACAGCAAAAGCTGAACGGCGAAAGAAAGTATTATCTCATCAACAGAAGTTGAATTATTGGAAAGTGCATCGCTTTGATGCTGATGTACAACTTGTCAAGAAACATACTTCAGCTCAAGCTCGTTTTGAGAAGGTAATTCAAGACAAGATTAAAGGTCTTCATCAGTTCAAAAAACAGACAAATATGTCTGATGAAGCTTTTGAAGCGGCAAAAGAACGTATTGAAAAGCACTCACAGAGAGAAAAAGCTCTCGAAGAGAGACGAGCTGATCGTAGAGCTCGAATCGAGAAAGAAGCTCTCAGAGTCACAAAAAAGATGAAAAGTGACTTAGAAAGATTTATCCAGGCTGAACAATTACGAAAGACTCGAAAAGAGGAGAAACGGTCCAAATATGCTGGCAAAAAAGTGAAGGTCGCTCCTCGACCCATTGTAGATAACTCTCCTGTTAAGCTAAAGAAAGGAGAAGCTATTTATAGTATCGAAATTCGTTATCTTAACAGTAAGAGTGTTCTTCCTCCAACGTCTCCCTATACTCTTGACAAGTTAGAGAAACGTATGTCTGATATTCATGCTTATCAGATAGGTAAGAAGAATAATGGTTATATAGGTGTATACGCCTACAATACTGCTAATCCTTCTGTTTGTGTGAAGGAAATGGTTAAGCAAGAAGAATCAAAGCTTGATTCTGCTGCTTAATAAGCACAGGGGCGCGTCTGTAACGCGCAATAAGGTAGGATAATAGTGTGATAAGCTATAAAAGGCACTATACAGTTTTGTGGGAACGAAACTAGACGCATGTATAGGGCAGTTCGATACTGCATCCTACCACTAAATAACCACACTATGAAAATTAGAAACAAACCAGTATTAGTATATGATATTGAAGTATTTCAAAATATCTTTCATTGTACTGTAAAAAATACTGAAACTAATGAACTATTTCTATTTGAAATATCTGAACGTAAGAATCAGTTAAGTGAATTAGTTAAGTTTTTTAAGCATTTTGATAATCAAGTTGGTTCATGGAACCAATCATATACTACAGATTATCAATTTGATACAGATATAATATTCGCAGGATACAATAATATTCATTATGATAATCCTATTATAAATTATATAATAGATTATTATGATCGCATGATAGAGAAACCTTATTGGGAAATTTGTCAGTCTATTTTTAACTTAAGTAAAATAATACTATCAAGTAAAGATGGTGATGAAGATGCTTGGAAAAAATGGAAATATCAACAATGGTTTGAATCATTTGATATTCTTACTATGCTATATTCAACTCAACTACGTGTTGGTTTGAAAGAAATGCAAGTAACAATGCAATATCCCAATGTTCAAGAGTTTGTATATGATTGGAGTAGTCCTTTAAAAAAGGAATTATTTGATGAAATGATTCAATATAATATAAATGATGTTGAATCTACTTCAGAACTACTACAAAGATGCAAGAAAGATATTGATCTACGAATTGCAATTGAAGATGAATATGGTGTAAGAGTCCTAAGTAAAGATGGAGTAAATATTGGTATGAAGATTATTACTCAAAAATATCTTGAAAAGACTGGATTAACATGGAAACAGATTAAAGATCTTCGTTCTCCTATGGATTTAATTCCATTGAAAGATGTTATACTTCCTTTTGTTAAATATGAATCTCCTATTCTTAAAAATATGCTTGAAGAAATGAAGAAACAAATAGTTCCTCCAGGTAGAAAAGGATATGAGTATAAATTTATATTTGATAATCTACGTTATTCTGTAGGAGTAGGCGGTATTCATTCAGTAAATAATCCTGAGATTATTATACCAAAAGAAGATGAAATGCTAATAGATATAGACGTTGCTTCTCTATATCCAAGTATGCTAATACAATACAAGTTTTATCCTAAACATTTAGGACCCGAATTTCTTGAAGTTTATTCTCAAATTAGAGAAGAACGATTAGAAGCAAAAAGAAATGGAAACAAAGTAAAAAATGAAACTTTGAAACTTGCGTTAAATGGTTTAAGTGGTAATTTACAAAACGAACATAATTTTTGTTATAGTCCGTTTGCAGTAATGCAAATACGTATTAATGGACAATTGTTATTACTTATGTTAGCTGAATCATTAGTTAATTTAGGTTGTAGAATAGTACAGGCTAACACTGATGGTTTATTTGTCTTACTTAAGAAAGACAAATATGAACAAGTTAAACAAGCTTGTAAAGCTTGGGAACAGTTAACAAAACTTGAGCTTGAAGAAGATCGTTTTGAAGCTATGTATCAATTTGCAATTAATGATTATATTGCAATTAAAGAAGGATACAAAGCTAATAAAGATGATAAGCTTATTAAAAAGAAAGGTATGTTTATTACAGATGTCTTACTTGGTAAAGGTCTTAATCCTAAGATAATACCTGAAGCAGTTATTAGGTATTTTGCAGACGGAATACCTGTGGAAGATACTATAATGAACTGTAAAGACATTCGTAAATTCTTACAAGCTGAAAAAACAGGTAAACAATGGACAGTAGAATACAACAATGAGGTACAACAGCGAATTAATCGTTTTTATGTTAGTACAAATGGTTTATATCTATGGAAATGGAAAGATAATAAAGGTATAAAAGAGTATCAAAATATGCTTAAAGGGTATGGTGTTACTATACTTAATACACTTCCAGAAGATAAACCTATTGACCAGTATAATATTAATTATGCTTATTACATTCTACAAGCAACAAAGATTATTAACGCATTAAAGCCACAACAGCTAAGTCTATGGGGCTTTTCATAACTTAACAAAGACTATCCAATCTATAACATAGACTTCTTTTAACGAAAGGAGAAGAATATGGTATTAGAACTAGATATAAGCTTGATTGATATGATCAAGCCATTAACTATAAATCAGTTAGTGTTCTTAAATCTTGTATTAGACGTTAATCAAAAAAGCATCAAGCACGTCTCGCAACTCGTCAGTCTGGTGAGCGAGGCAGAAATACAAGATTTAATCAATCGAGGCTACATAGTAAAAGAGATATCAAACGAAGCAATCACTTATTTGCCTACTGATAATCTTATAAAAATCGTCGAAAGAAAAATTACAATGTTTGACGAATTCTATGCAGCTTATCCACAAGTTGTCATTCGACCAGATGGTACAAAGAGTTTTCTTCGAGCAAATGTAAATAATTGCCGTAAAAAGTATAACTCCATAGTAGGAAAAAGCAAAGCAACTCACCAACATTTAATGGAATGTTTAAAATTTCAATTAAATGATCTTACTATGACAGGTCGTATGGGTTATATGAAAACTATGTGGAAATGGTTAACCCAGTGTGAGTGGGAATCACTCGATGAGCAAATGAAGTCTAATGAAATAACAGAAGCAAATACATATGGAACAACCCTTATATAATGCTCCTTTATCATTTAGACATATTTCAGAAGTAGCTAAAGAAACTCTGGAATATATAGATTTACGTAGAAAACACGAAATTGAACCTCTAATTACAAGATGGAGAAAATTCAATAGAGTTTGTAGTATAGAACCTGGTACTATTTACACTATAGTAGGAGCATCAGGATCTGGTAAATCAGCATTTGCGAGCATGTTAGAAAATGATTTTTGTAGTTTAAATCCTAATAAAGATATTATTATCTTATCTTTTTCATTTGAAATGCTTTCAAGCCGACAAGTAGGTAGAAAAATAAGCGGTAAATTAGGTGTTACTACTAATACCTTATATAGCGGTGAAGGAGATATTTCAGATACTGAATTTAAGACCATAGAAGCGGTTGCAAATGACTTATCTAAATATCCTATCTACTATGTAGATACAGCTGCAAATGTAGCTCAAATAGCTGCTACAATAGCTAAATTTCAAGAGGAAATGGCAAAAGATAAATGGTTAGTAATAGTACTTGACCACACTCTCTTAGTACGCGGAAAAAGCGAAGAGAATGCTTTATCTATTATTAGAGATTTACAGAACTGTTTTATTAATGCAAAGAAGGTAGGTTGCACTACAATAATTCAGCTCTCTCAAATGAATAGGAACATTGAGTCTCCTGATCGAATTAATAACCCATCCTGTCACTATCCTATGAGAAGTGACATTTCATCTGCTGATGCTATTTTTCAAGGTAGTGATGTTGTGTTAGTAATAGCCCGTCCAGAAACTTTAGGCTTTACTATATATGGTCCTCATCGATTACCAGTACAAAATAAGATCTATATTCACATTCTAAAGAATCGTGAAGGTCAATTAGCAATTTTAGATTTTGAAAACGACCTAGCACACAATAACATTATTGAAATAGATAGACAAGCAGAAGCTAATCCTACCGATTAGTTAAATTTAAAAAATAGACTGACATGAAAGATTTTATTATCTCTTTGAATAATTCTAATAAGAATTCTAATTATAGTGCTTATACGCAGAATCTTTTTGACAAAGCTACAAGTTTTGTACCGTATTTTAAAAGTTCCTTTCTGGATCGGCGAACGAGTAATACGGAAGATTTTGTTTATACTCTTCCTTTTAGTTTGAAAACAAACAAGAGTTCTTTGTATGACGCAGCTTATCGCTTTAAGAAAATTCAGCGTGATCTTGACGCATTCGAAGCATGGCAGCGTGCAATTAACGCAATGAAAGCATATCGGAATTATCGTGGAGAAGAAAGCTATGATGCTCTTGTTAACGGCATCCCGGCTAACTTTTTTGGTGATTTTGTACAGATCGGAGATGTTGTAATTCCGACCTATGCAAATCGCGACTATTTTCGCTCGTTATCACGAGAAACTCGTACAACAATTATTAATGTTTCAATTACTATTGTTAACGTTTTTGCAATATAATATTAACAAACTTACTATCTCAGAACTTTTCAAAACTTGACAAACATTATCATACTATGTAAGTAATAAAATCTAATTTATGATAGTATTACCTACTGAAAAAGTAAAAGCTAAGGTATCTAATCCAAGATTCCTTATCATTTTTGGCAAACCTAAGTCAGGCAAGACTACTATAGTAAGTGAACTAGAGAACAACTTAATCATTGACCTTGAAGGTGGTTCTCAGTTCTTAGATGCACTTAGTGTTCAAGCTCGTAATGTAGCAGATTTAGGCGAAATTGCAGCTGCAATTCGTCAAAAGAACAAAGAGTGTAATGGCTTCTTTTATAAACATATTACTATCGATAATGCAACACGCTTAGAAGAGATGACGTTAAGCTATGCTCTTACTTTATATAATCAGACTCCAATGGGTAAATCCTATAGAGGTGATGTTCGTATGTTGCCTAATGGCGCTGGCTGGTTTTATATCAGACAAGCTGTAAGAAAAGTTATCGATATGTTTCGCGAATTATGCGAAGAATTTATCTTAGTAGGTCATACTAAAGATAAATTAGTCAATAAAGAAGGTGAAGAACTTTCTGAAATGCAGTTAGATTTAGCTGGTAGACTAAGTGATATCATCTGTGGTGAAGCAGATGCTATTGGATATGTTTATAGAAAGAAAAACCAAACTCTCATATCTTTTCAAGGTGGAGAGAATAATATAGTAGAAGCGAGAGCACCTCATCTTAGAGGTAAAACAGTTGTTATTGCAGAAAGTGACGAATCTGGCAAAATAACTACTGATTGGAATAAAATATATTTGCCTAACTAAAAATTAAGAATAGTATGTATAGTTCAAGTAGAGCAAAACAAATTGAAAAGAAGGATGTAGCATTTTTGTCTGCTGGTATCCATGATGATGTATTTCTTACAGGAGTACGATATGGTACATCAGTACAAGGTAGAAATTTTATTGAGTTTAAGTTTGTTAAAGATAACAGAACTATGACTCATACAGAATGGGAACCACGTCGCACAACAAGTACAGGAGAAAATCTTCCTGATGATGTATTCTATGCTAAAGTAGATAATCAGTGGGAAAGAATTAAAGAAATTCTTATTTGTTATTACAAAGAAGAAGAACTTCAGTACGAAGAAGAAGGCGGATTTAAAGAATACGCACAGTGGGTAATTGATAAGTTATCTACTGAAAAAGTTAAGACGACTCCTGTTCGTATTAAAGCTGTATATAGTAAAACTGGCTATATTTCTTTACCACAGTATGCAAAGTATACATTTATCGAACCGATGTCTACAGTAAATGAAGGCAAATCTGTTATCGTTAAATTAGGTATTGACTTATTTGAAAAACCAGTAGTAGCTGATACAGAATCTTCTACAGCTAATCCTTTTCAGGTAGTAAATGGAACATTAGATAATACATCACAACAGAATAATGTTGATGATTTGCCGTTTTAGGCATACCAATATAGAAATTGGGGGGGGGTAACAAAAGTTATCCTCCCTTTTTATTAACTTTAAAACGAATCAATATGTTAGATTATCAAACTATAGACGAAACAATCAAAGCAGCACTTGTAGATAAGAAAGATTCAGGTGCAACTCCTAAGGTAAAAACAGGTGGTTATGATGTATCTAGTGGTTTTCTTACTATGTTACAGAAAACATTAGAAAGTCAAGTAAAAAAAACAAGTAAAAAAGCAAGTGAAGCATTACAAGAATCATCAAGTGATTCTTTAACTTCTAAGACAAATCCAAAAGAACTTGAAGTTGGAGACCAGTTCTTTGGTAGTATTACCACTACTAAAAAGAATGAAGCTGGTAAAAAGTCCAGATATAAACCTATTGATTACTGGAAGGTAATCAAAAAGGAAAAGAGTGAAGCTACCGGAAATACTAGTTTTACTGTAGAAAATCCTCAAGGAGAAAAATATAAAACTTCTCCTAGTGGTATAAATATACAGAATCCTAGTGAACATCAAGAAAAACTACGAAAGCTTGCTGAAAAGCTTAAAGCTGAAGAAGAGGAAAAGAAACGTAAAGCTGAAGAAGAAGCAAAGATGATTGATATGTCTAAGCTTCAACCTCACGAACAGCTTAAAAAACTTGTTGAAGCAGGTATGCGTAACATCTGGATGGTAGGTCCTGCAGGCTGTGGTAAATCTACTATGGCTCGTATGACTGCAAAAGAACTGAATTTACCTTACTTGTGTATATCTTGTGGTATTGGAACATCTGCTACAGAGTTCCTTGGATATAAATATCCTACTCGAGAAAGCACAAAGTTTGCTGAATATTATGCAAAGCCATCTATTATCTTGATTGATGAGATGACAGCATTAGACCCTGCGGTAGGTCAAGTCCTAAATGCCGCTCTTGCTAACGATGAGATAGAGACTACTACTGGTTTAGTTAGTCGTAACCCCGAGTGTATCATCATTGCTACTTCTAATACATTTGGCAGTGGTGCGAGTCGACAGTATGTGGCTAACAATCAATTAGACGCATCTACTATTGACCGATTCATCGGAGGCATTATAGAAGTTGACTATTCTGTAGATTACGAAAGTCAATATGATGTTGATGTAGTAAACTACGTTTGGAAACTTCGTGAGTGTATCAAAGCTTGTAACATACGTCGTATTGCGTCTACGCGTATGATTCAATCTGGTACCCGTATGAAGAAGGCTTATTTCAAAAATTGGAAGGACATGCTAATCTGTAACTGGACTGATACCGAAAGGGAAATGGTCAAGAAGTTCTTTACTCCAGAGAATAAAGAACGAATTACAGAGAGTAAAGAATTAGATTCTTCTGGAAGAACTAAAGTATTTTTTGGATAAATTATGTGAAGTATGGGTAAAAAATTGACTGTACATTTTGATTCTCTCGAAAAGTTTTACACGGAGTGTGAAATTGTCGAAGATACTGGGACTAAAGGTCATTATGATGAAATTTGTAATGAAGATGACCCAGGTTGGAAAGGTTTATCTCTTGAGGAAATACAAAAAGCAAAATATTTCTATAATAAAGGCTTAGACAAACTTGAGTCTTTAACTCAAGAGATGCAATTAGGTGGCTCTGGAAAATCCTATAAATGGGATGAAAACGATGGTGATGAACTTGATTACGATCGTTTTCTTGAAGGGCTACCTTGCCTTAAAAAGCGAGTAAAGAAATTAGGTAATAAAAATGGTAAATTTATACGATTACATATTGGGATAGGTGAAAACTGGATGGTAACAGCAGAAGATATGCTTTACAAGTCCTATACAGCTATTAAATTAGCAGATTACCTTGAACAACAAGGGTATCGTGTAGAAATTTCTGCGTTTGCTGAGGTTGCAGATTTAGGTCGATTCAAAGGTGAACAATTAGAGTATCTTATTACTGAGGTAATCATTAAAAAAGCAGAAGATCCACTGATACTACCTCAAATTCTTACTTGTATCTCTCCTTGGATGTTTAGATATCATATATTTAAGTTTTGGACAGCAAAATTTCAATGTAGGAGTGGTTTAGGCCATTCTATAGCTGCTAAACATAAGGAGACTAAAGAAGATATTTGGATTACATCAGGACAATGTCTTGATGAAAATTCAGCCAATCAAAAGATTGAGCAAATTACAAAACTCTTCGACAAAGAGCATGGGGACGAAGATTAACGATTGCTCAGTAATGAGCGGACACCACTGGCATGGAGAAGGCAAACTTGAAAAGAGTGTGGAATCGTTAAATTGGCGATAAGGAAACTTATCTGGGGGTTCGAATCCCCCCTCGTTACAATTGTTTTTAAAAACAAAGGGAGTAAACACAATCTATTAATAATGAATAGATACGAAGATGTGTGAATGGACCAGGTTTATACCTATGGAGCGGTTCGAGTCCGCTACTCCCACTATTAAAACTGTAGCATATGTATGATTCAAGAAGAGCAAATAAGGCAAAAGCAATAACACTTGATTATATTTTATCAAGAGTATCAGAATATGATATATATGCTCGTTATTTAGGACAATTTAAAATAGGTTATATTTACAATAGTCCTTTTAGAGAGGATAAGAATCCCTCATTTGGTATATTCCAAAGTAAAAAGACAGGTAAATTATTGTTTAAAGATCATGGCAATGGTTTATGTGGTGATGTTATTAAATTTGTACAAGAATTTACTGGTATTACTAACTATAATGATACATTAAACCAGATAGTCAAAGACCTTAATATAAAAAACGATACTGTTTTAAAGAGTACTAAAGAACAAAAACCTACTGAGGAAACTGTAATAGGTGTAGTAAGACAAGATTTTACAGAAACTGACAAAAATTACTGGTCACAGTTTCATATATCTATAAATACTTTAAAGCTATACAATGTAAATAGTATTAAATATTATTTATGTAATGGTATAGTAAAAGGTATATATAAGGATGAAAATCCTATGTATGCCTATAAAGTATATGATCATTTCAAAATTTATAGACCATTAGCAGATAAATATACTAAGTGGCGTAATAATTTAACAGAGTATGATATACAAGGTTATGCTCAATTACCTGAAAAAGGTAATTTATTGATTATTACTAAGTCTATGAAAGATGTAATGTGTCTTAAAGAATTAGGATATAATGCAATATCTCCCTCTTCTGAATCTACATTTATACCAGATAATGCCTTAGAGGTGTTAAAGAAGCGTTTTAAGCATATTTTAATATGCTTTGATAGAGATGCTCCTGGTGTTAAAAATATGCGCAAAATAAGCCTTAAAACAGGCTTAAATTGCTTTCTAGTGCATAAAAAGTTTAAAAGTAAAGATATTAGCGACGCTATAAAGAATAATAGCTTTGAAGCGGTCAGCGAATGGTTAAACCAAACATTAAAAAAATATGAAGAATTTTCTAATTAAAGCTAAAAACGGTATTTGTACAGCAATTTCTTGGTTATTTGCAATTCCGTCAGTTCTTTTTCTATTAATCTCAGTATTCTTTGGTATTATTATGCATTTCTTTGATAAAGAGACGAATATTAAAATCAATCGTTTCTTTAATTATCAAGCAGATTCAAGTGAAAAACGATTAGATGATAAGATTAAAGAACTTAAAGAATTGAAAATAGAACTATCTGAAATGGCAGATAAGCTTGAAAAAGAACAATCATGAGTTTAGATATACTTGATACTACGTTAACCTGTAGTATTTTTGAATTAATATGTTTCTGCTTCTTATGCTGTACTATCAGCAACATAGTAAATCTTACTACGTTCATGTTTATATTTAAATCATATATGCATGATAAAGAAGAAGAAAAGCACAGTAAACAAGAAAGTCAAGAATGCAACTCCAATTCAGATAGACGGAATATCATTCAAGAGTAAATTAGAAGGTTATGTTTACTCTAGACTTAAAGAAGAGAAGTTAAAAGCTGAATATGAACCTATCAAGTTTGAACTTGTACCTTCATTTCAGTTTCAAGATAAAAAAATTCGGCCTATGACTTATACTCCAGATTTTGTTGGTAACAACTTTATAATCGAAGCAAAAGGTAGGCCGAATGATGTGTTTCCTTATAAATGGAAGCTATTTATGTATTATCTGAAATTAAATAATTTAGATAAGAAATATATGCTTTTCATAGTACACAATCATAAGGAGACAGAAGAATGTATAAAGAAGATAAAAGCCTATGAAAACTAACACTTTGAATTTTGATCTCATTATTGATTTTGGTCCGAAAAGAGAATTTACCTTTATAGGATTAGAAGAAGAAAACAATGATGACGATGAAGACGGTTGATTATGGATTTAAGTATACCTTATTATGAAGATATGACACGTATCTCTAATAGTAACTTAGGAGTCTTTATAAAGAAAGGTCCAAAATACTTGAAAGATACGTTAGACGGAACTGCTGAAAGTCTTAAAGCTAGTTATTTAGATAAAGGAACTATGATACATATGTACATACTCCAACCAGATGAATTCTGGGCTCATTATCGGATATTAGACTTTGATACTCCAAGTAGTAAACAGCAACAATTATTTGCTGAGAATCTAGTTGGTACTGTAGAAATAGACCCTGATTTAGCCCTTATAAAGGCTTATTCAGCTGCTTATAGTACAAAAGGTAAGAGCAATGATAAAGTGCTCTTAGAAGCCAAAGAAATGGCTAAAAAGCTAGAGAACTATATTGAATATCTTAAGACTGAGAGGCAAACTGAGATGAAAGTAATATCATTTGCAGATCTTCATATGCTGAAAACAATCAAGAGTAATCTTGAGAAGCATAAGAAGGCAAACGAATTACTATATAACTTACCAAGTACGTGTGAACAAAACAATGAGTTTCACATAAATTGGGAATTTCCAAAAACTTTCCAAAACTATCAGCTATCATGTAAGTCTTTGTTAGATAGATTAATAATTGATCATACAGAGAAAAAGATTATTTTAGTAGATTTAAAAACTACTGTTGATGTAAACAACTTTAAGCATTCTATTGAAGAGTATGACTATCGTAGGCAATTAGCATACTATTGGTTAGCTATTCACTGGTACTTTAAGTACGAATTAGAAAAAGATATTGCTGAATATACTTATGAAACATATATTATTGCTATACAAAGTAATAATAACTATGAAGTAAAAGTATTTAAGTTTACACCAGAATCTATTGAAGCAAAGCTTACATTAATATCAGATACTATCGAACAAATCTGTTGGCATAAACAGAACAATTTATGGGATTACTCTCGTAATTACTATGAGGGAGATGGATCAGAGATATACGATGAATGCTGTAATAGCTCTATTCTTTAATGCTTCATATGTAAATCTTGTATTATATAAGTATACAAAATATTGGATAAAAGATAATAATATCTATATTGATTACAAAGGTCTATCGTACCTTGAGTATACAAATATGGTACAAAAAGTTAGTAATCACAAACTATTTATAGGTAAGTATCGTTATAAAGGAGAAATAGATTACCATACAGTATTTATTCTTCGAATAGACTCAACACAGAGAAGATTAATATCACTGATAGAGAATAAGTATTATCACTTACTATCAGATGAAGTAAAGAAACAAATCTTTATCTTTACTTCAGTATATTCAATTGACTCTAATAAAACCGATAGAACTATGATAGTATTTGAAGACGTAAACTTAGAAAATAAAAATGAAGTATTTACACTCAATTGTATTGAGGAACAAGATATAAATATTCAGATTAGCCCATGTTTAGAAGATATGAGCTATTTTGAATAGTCGCTGTAATTTAGTTGTTTTAATATTAATTGTAAAAAGAAAGGGGACCGTTGTGAAACGCTCCCCTTTTTGTTTATCCACCAATACGATTCTGTAAGTCTCGTAATTTTTCTCCTGGATTCTTCATATTATAATAAGCATTAAGCCAAGGAATAACTTTAATAAAGTCTCTTTGCCAACCATATAGACCTTTAAAAGCTCCTTTCTTAATCTTCTTATATTTCCTTTCTTTGAAGTAAGACCAAGGACCAAAAGCAGTACCTATATCCTCTACAGTCTGTAGTAATGGAGATACTGAGTTAAATATATCAGCAATATCCATAACATTATATCTTGAACCAGATTCAAGTGAAATCTTCTTTAATTCAAGCATAAGGACATTTTGATACCAATAATCATCATCAGGTCCTGTACTACCTATCATGCCTAAAGCATTAAATAAAGTAAGCCAGAATATATAAGTAAATACTTGAGCATTAAACCTTTTAGCATAAGTTTCAATCTGCTTCCTTGTATAACTCTCACTAACATTAAATCTATCTGATAATTCAGATATATCTTTTTCCTTGTTTCTAAATGTAAGAGCTCTTATTGCTTTTATACCCCAGTTATTAGCTCCATAAAGCCATCCATACCAATAAGCCATTGCTGTACCTATAGCAAGTTCTTTTGTTTGGTAATTCCAATATGCTGGATTCCATGTGTTTTCTATATTTTTCGGTAAAAAAGCACGGAACATTAGTATAGTAGAAAGTGCAGTGTGTAAATGTACACCAGATTTATCAGCAGTTTCAACCATACCTTCTGCATGACTAGATATATTACCTAACTTATCACTTATTTCATTCTCTAATTCTTTAGTCACATATTTCTTATACTCTGGTTTTATCTTAACTCCACCTTTCTTATCATATGCTGACCATAAGGTAGTTTTAGTAGAATTATAGATAGCTCTCTTTTCTTCCATAGACTGTTCAGGAAAATGATTATAAAGAAAATCATTCTCAGAAATAAAATGCTTATTGCCATCTTCTAATTCAATCAATCTGTAATTATTATATACACCACGCATAAATACAGAGTTAGGTAAGAAAGACATCATTTTAAATGCAGAATATGGTTCTACAATTCTTGTTACCATTCTACCAAATCTCCACCTATTAGTGTTAGACATATCTTCTTCTTGATTAAACGTTAGCCCATTATATTCAAGCATAGATATTAAATCACTATCTCCCATATTCTTACCAAGCTGTCTTAAAGTCTTAAGTGTGAGCAATTCTTTAGCTAATTCCGCATTACCCAGAGTAAAATCACGGACATTCATATGCCTATTAATATAGGCATCAGCAGCATAAAAAGACCATGCAGAAACACCACCAGATATAGCTGAACGTAAATTCCAAGATAGACCTATATCTCTACCCCATGTAGCAAAATGTCTAAAAATCTTATCTAATGAAATACGATTATTACCTATAGTAATCTCAGGCAATGTAGTACGTCTACCATATAAATGATAAGAAATATACTTATGTATTACATAACTAAGATTAGAATTTGCTGCAGATACAGTATTCTGACTCTTTACTACTTTACCTTCTTTCTTAATAGTTTCATCTAACAGATTCAATTGTGGAGCTACTTTCTTTTTAGCTTCATAGTTACACCCCATTCTATAATAACGCATTACTGCTCCAACTAAGTCATTAGTACCTACAGAAGGATCTGCTAACATAGTAGTATACTGAGTAGGCATAATATTAATTTCAGTACCATTAGGTCTTACTTTATTCTTTACACCATGTAATTCATCATCTGGAGTAATAGCAAAAGCATCTAACATATAATCTCTAACTCCAGTAACTAAACCTTTACCACTTATATAGTTCCATATAGTACCAGGTATCTGTGGTAACTTGTAATCATTACGATAATTGGTATGAGTTAATTTAGCATTAGTTTCTCCTATGGTATCTATTAAAGCCTGTCTAAGCTTAGATAAATTAGTGTTTCTCATAACAGCGTTGTAATCTTTTCTGTTATCATATAACTCTAATTTAGGCTGTTCAGCTTCAGGTATAGTAGGATCATAATTAGGATTATAGAAAGCAGATTCTTCAGATGTCTCAGCCCAATTATTATTAGGTACTCTATGCATGTACTTATCATTTATTGGTTTTACTGTGGTCATATAAGAGAAGTAATGCTTGACACCTTTATCATCTACCCATATATCATCAGGAGATACTGCATCTTTACCACCATTATCTTTAGCTATATCACTAAGTTCAGACTTAAACAGTCTTCTACCACCACCTAACTTACCTGATTTACGACGTATCCTATACATAGCTATATCAAGTTCTCTAATCTTCTCTTTTACTTCTTGTGGCATACGAATATAATCTACTTCGTATCTATCGGTTCTGTAAAGTTTTAAGAGATTAGTTCTTGCTTGATATAATCTGTCATATATCTCTCCGTAATCTTTCTTATTCTGTTTAGATACAAGAGCTTCAAATTCTGGAGTATATTCCCATCTCGTATTTCTTTCTAACCAAGCCTCATACAGCGTATATCTACCATCAGGAGTATATCCTTCTATTTCCCTCATTTTCTCCATCTCAGCCATGAAAGCAGCCATATTAGCCTTTGATTTAAGCCCTTTACGGAGCTTTTCATAAGCTTCTGTAAGTTCCATAGCTATCTTATACTCTACGCTATCTTCTGGCTTTATTTCGCCTGTAAGAGCATCATACGGGTTAGCTAAATTCCTTTTCTTCTCAAGTAATCTTTGATATTTATCGTAATCATCTTGAGACATATTTTCGAATCTAGGTTTCTTAGTAACATTATCTAAATAAGGCTTAAGCAAATTATCAATATCTATATTTACTTCGGATAATGCCTGATTAGCTTCTATACTAAGATTTGCAAATATATTATAGAACTCAGGAGTATATTTTCTTTCAGCATGTTTAGATTTCCAGTCATTATAGGCTCTCTGATATTCTAACCATAAATTTTGATCAAGTTTCAACTCATCTACACTAGCTAATTTATGGTCTTTTAACCATTTCTTACGCCAATTATACTTATCATTTTGATATTCACCATACTTTCTATCTCTAATGATATAACCTGTTTTTTTACCTTTAGAGTTTCTTTCAAATAGTAATAAATGATCTCTTGTAGCAGCAGCTAAGCCCATCAATTCAGCATACTTACGATATACTTTCTTATGCACTTCATTATTTACATCACCTATAACTTTTCTAACAGAAGAGATAACAACATTATTTGTACTATTAGGTAAACCTGCATACTTATGGTATGCTGAAATATCAGAATCAAAACTTAACCAGTTCATCAAGGCACTCTCTATACGAGGGTCATTTGCTTCTTCCATCTCACCTTTTAAGAAGTTAGTAAGAGTTCTAATAACAGTATTTTTATATTTCCAACCAATATTATCTCTACTATCCATCTTAATTGAACTGAACTCAGCTCTTAACGCATTTAAAGTCTGTCTAATATCATTAAATACATTTGTCCCAAGTAATGATTCATATATAGCATCATTAAACTCTTGTGAGAATACTGTCTCATACAAGTTATTTAAATTAGCTTCATGTGGATATAGATACTCAGCACCAAAGTTATCTAGTGCTACTCTATACTTATTAGTAGCTGCTTCATCTCCCATAGCTTTAGCATTCTCAATCTTCTCATTAATGTTATCAAGAACTTTCTCTGCTTCAGCTAATGAGTCTATTACACTATTCATGTATTCAATACTACCATTAAGTACATCAAGCATACTATTAGGGTCAGTAATATTCTTTACAGTATTAGAAAGATTATATAATCTATTAAAAACACTTGTGTTTCTAACAGTTTCTCTTCTATCAAATGAATCATCAATAGGGTTATACTGCATAGATTGAGTACGTATTTCTAATGTCTTTACGATAGAATCAAAAGTAGACATCAACTTAGTAGCAGCAATCTCTTCACGTTTACTTGCAGCAGGTAACGCTAAAGGTATATAATCATCAGTATTTTCATTATGCTCTAATGTTTGATAAGCATTGTATTCAATTACATTTTCTACTATTTTGTTTATAAGATTCTCATGAGTAGTATTCTTACCAAACAATCTCTTAAACCAATCCATTAACTTTTGTAGTATAGTCTTTTTACCAGTAGGTGCAGGGAAGTCCTGCATATTGTGGATTACTTCAGGATTAGAAAACAGCTCAGCTGCAAACTCATATACATTTTTACTAGCATGGTCTTCATGAGTAGCTGCATACTCTTTCTGTATAGCTCTAAGTTCATTAGCTGCTTCTGTATCTGCTGCTAAAGAGTCTAGAGTAATAGCATGAGCTATTTCGTGTAGTAATACGTTTTCTAATGAACCATATCTACTAAAATCACCAGTAGTATTTACTACAATCTTATTTGTATTTTTATCGTATATAGCAGGTGTCCAATAAGTAGCTTCAGGATATATCTCATTTAATGGTCTATCTGTATATTCAATAGATACTGGCTGCATGTTTATTTTATTAGCAACATCCCTAAGTACAGTAGCCATTTTAGATCTAGAGTTATCTAATAAATCCTTACTATTAGAAATAACTTTTGTTATTACTTGATTATTTGTGTAGTTGTCACTATTGTATTCCCTATTAGGATTGTATTTAATCGTATTATTCTTATGTAAGTCAGATTGAAAGTCTATAATCTTATACATTAACGGTTCAATCTGATTATATAGATTCTTCTCTTTATTAAAGAATGAAGTAAAGAACTTAGTTATAGCCTCTACTACAGATTTAAAGATATTCTTTTCTTTTATTTCTGTCTCTCCGATTGCTGGTATCTCTTTTAATAACATCTGAAAAGCGGGATTACTAAAAAATTCAGCAATAAATTCTTGAGGATTAGTAAAACCATAATTTAACGAATCTTGCATTAATATTCCAAATATTTTTGGAATCTCAAAATACTTATTACAATGGTCTATAATAGCAATTATATCAGATACAAATTCATTATTACCGTGTTCATCTCTTCCGGCTAATGCTATAGAACTAAAAGCATGTACAATTTCATGTAGCAAAGTTCTATAACCAAAAGATTTTTCATTTATAGTTATCTTAGCAGTGTATTCGTTTGTTTCTGGATCAATTTTAAAGGAAGTATTACCAACCGCTTTAGTTAAAGCAAAAGAATCTTCTGAATTATAATCAATCTCTATTAATATATCTTCATAATAAGGTATTTCCTGCAAATGTCTTATAAAAGGAGCGTATTCAGGCAACTCTTTAGATAATAGTTCTAATGCTTGTTTGATGTTAGTAACATTAGATATTTTTTGCATTTGTTCATTAGCGTTTCTAATATCCAACTCAGATTGTCCTTTTGCTAAATCCTCTAACAAATTATACGTACCTTGTAGTTTTGGAGCTTTCTTAGACAAAAGTGATGTTCTATATAAGTATTCATCTAATACTTTTAGTTTCATGTCTTCAAAACCACGGTCATACTCTTCAACAAACATCTTGATTGTATCTAAATGATACTTTCTTGCAGCTAATTTTAATTGAGTTAATTTTAAATTAGAAATAAATGTATTTAATTCTTTATTATATTTTATCTTTTGATAAGCATTGTATTGTTTTAAGCTCTTTGCTCGTGTTATTACAGGTAATTCTGTTGCTTCTCTATATACAGGCATATTAAACAGACGATCCTGTACTTCTTTAGAATAGTCTGAAAGTTTATTGTATCCTTTATTAATGTTATTAACTGCTGCTATTAAAGAGTCAACAGGTATCAATAATCTATCTAATTTATCTATTTCCTCATTTAATAGAGTTAAATAGCGACTTTCAGAAAGATTATTTAATTCTCTTAATGTACTATCTACTGTAGAGTAATCCGCATCATATATGTGTATACCTAGAATTTCTTGCATTATAGCATCTAGGTTAGTTTCATGTAACTTTGAATTACTCGATAGTTTACTACGTCTTTTACGTAATTCAGTTTCATTCTCAGCTTTCTCTACAGTTTTAGTTCTTAGCTTAACATAGGAATTATAGAAGTTTTCTAATCTAGTTTCTTTACTTACTACTTTCTGATTATAAATGTTATTATCCTGAGTAGAGAATGTACCTTGATTATCTATTGATTTTATTTGATTTGGTCTTGTTACTAAGTATTCATTACCTGCAGATCGTGCAAATTCTCCCGTATATTTATCATGACCAATTATTCCATCACTATTTCTTTTTCCTTCATATATGTATATACTTTCTATATCTTTACTAACTAAATCTGTTTCAGTATAAATAGGATTTGTTATCTTTAAAAATACTGGCATTATAATATTACCAGATTTTGCTTCTGCGACACTTTCAGCATAATTTTTATCTGAAGTAAAAAAGAATCCTGGATTAAATTCTCTATCATCTTTATAATTAAAGTCAGAAATAGTATAATTAGTTCCATGATACACTACTAAAGGTTCACCATTTTCATCTACTACTTTGGATCCATCAAACCAATTTCTAAAACTTTCAGAGTAAGTTCTAGCTTTAGCTTGAATAGCAGCTACTCTATCGCCATTATAATGCTCTAAAAGGTCTGAAAATAGCTTAGATGGCTCCCCATTGGGAGCCTTATCTATGCCATTACCATTGTTAAGCGACCATATATGATAAGCCGCTGCTTCACTAGTTGCATTCTTTAATTCTTCAAATTCTCTTGCAACTTCTTCGTTTTTTAAATTAGGACAAATTATACTCATATATGATTAACTTTTAATACAATGATTCATTTCATCAGTAGAAAACTCTTCAGTATTGTTAAATTCATTAAATAAATCTTGTTGAGTAGGAGATTTAAAGGCATTTCTAATAGTCTCTCTTACTTGAGAATCAAATTCAGGAGATACTTTAGAACCACGATTACCAGCTACATTCAATGTATTGATGTTATTATCTACAAGCCACTGTGCCAGTTCTTGACTAGTTGGATTTAATAGAAATGGTTTATTATGCGCCTTAGCAAATCTTTGTGTTGCAATTCTACCAGCACTATCTTCATCTGTGCTAAAGTACACTGTTCCATCAGAATTAATGACATTTTGTTCAGTTCTTGGTAAGTAGAATTCTTTGCCCTTTCTACCAGCTTGTAATTCAGGATCTATTTCAGTTACACCAAACTCTTGTAGACTAATATCTGGTCCATTCTCGGTGTAGTAACCTGGAGTAGTAGTACCGCCTGTTTCTAATCCTAATTCTTTACCAATTTCTAAACCTAAACGATCTATACCTGTTTGACCCCCAGATATTATCTTTGTAGTAGGAACTGTATTGGATATCCTAGTTGTATTGGGTCTAACTTCAGATGCTTGTTCTATTTCACCATCTTCACTCATTTCCTCATTCAATTGATATCTAATATCGTTGTTATTACCATCAAGACCAAACATATAATCTATACTGCTTGCTGGATGGAATACACCATCTAACCCAGCTTTAGTAACATCATTGGTTTGAGAATTAAGTTTAGGTATAACATTATTATTAATCAATTCTGGTATGTCTTCTAAGAAGTTACCACCATAATTTGAATAACTAGGAGCAACGTTATTACCAGGTATTATAGAGTATCTTGATGCTGTTTCACCAACTACCCATTTACTTAAATATTCTGTTACCATACCTTTACCACCTTCTCTGTACCCTTTCTTATTAACAAGTATGTATACAGGCTTTTCAATAATCTGTTTGCCATCATCCTTTACAAAAGTACCGATATACTTATATAAATCAAAATTACCAGTAGACCTATTATTTCTTACCTTAACATAAGGATGATAAATAGATATACCTTCTAAATTCTTACATAAAGCTCGTTTATCAGAACCTTTAAAGGCAACATTGGTTAACTTGCCTCTAACAACAGCAGTAAGTTTATATATACCTTTCCTTGTTAAATTTACAGTAGGTACTAATGTATCATTCTGCCAGTTATTACGATAGATTTCATCTATATCTTCCTTAGTAAATAAGAGATCAAAATCTACAGTATCATCTTCTATATTACGTACTGCATCAAAATAACCTATTTCTTCTAAAGCCCTTTGCGGAATAAAGTCAAATAGTGAATTAAGATGTTTGATACCTGTACCGCTAAACACTGCATAGCGAATTAAATCATATGCAAAATAATGTAATTCTGGTACATTACTATCTAATAACTCTTGCCAGTATTCACGTATTTGTCTACTCGCATTAGAATTAATATCATCAGAATAGTCAAGACGAATATAGTCTATACCTTTATTAGTAGTATCTGTAACACCTGTTATACTGTTAAGGAATAGGTTACTAATTCTACCATTAGTAACAGATATCATAGGATACTTATTACCATTATTAGCTTTATCAGCAAGTATATCCTTTTTCAGTCTATTTAATCTCTTAGCTATACTATCGGTACCAATAAACAGTCTATTAAGCTCTCTCATACTATTAATAAGTGGACTCGAAGAGTCAGCATATAAAGCCGTTGATCTCCAGAAAGAGTCTATAGCATTGGTAATAGCAGTAATAGCTTGTTTATTAGATATAGTTGCTAACCCACTTGCATTAACAAAAGATTTAAACTTATTATAATATTTATCTTTACTCTGGATATTTATATTACCTAATAGATTTAAAGTAAATATAATACTATTGTCAATCTTCTTTTGTAAGAATGTATCTTTATAGAACTTATCTATCATTTCTGGAGTAAAATAAGGAGATGATTGTACATCAGCTATTTTATCTAAGAACTGACGCATTTCTATAGCATTTTTACCAAACTTCTTAGTATCAACCTGTGATGCTTTAACGAGATCTGATAAGGCTCTAGCCATAGGATCTATCTGTTTATACATCTTATATACAAGAAGTTGTCCATAGTAATAGTCAAAATCTTTTTCTTTCTCATTGGCTTTACGCAATAGATTCTCAAGATAACCTAACTTACCAGCTTCAGGTATTTCAAATAATTCATCGCAACTAAGTTTATCGTTATTTAAAAGATTTGTTATAGCATCTCTCTGAATTTTATTAGTAGCCGCTTGATTAGCTTTCTTAGTAAACTCTTCAAGAATAGCTTTCTCTTTCTCATTATACCTACTCTGGAATGATTTAGTAGAATCGATAGCATAAGTACCTTTACTCTGAATGTAATCCTGTGCCATGCGTTTCATTATCTCTTGAGATACAAAATACATAGTGTTCTTACCAGCGCCACTTCTTAGTAGCAAGTTAGTGACATTATAAGTAAATGTATTTACATTCAGTTTAATAATATAGTTATCTTTAGCAACGTCTACGTGAGCACTAATCAATGCAGACAACCAGTCAAGGATATGAATATCATCTACACCAGACACTCTATGCAAATTACCAAATTTAGGCATATACTCTGGTGCTTGCATTACTAACTCTACTAATTGACCTAATACATGATGAGGGTTATTCAAAGCAAAAGGACCAATACCTGATTTACTATCAGCAAAGTCTTGTTTTAAATTATCCTGATATGCTTCTGTATATTCAAATAGAGCTTGATTATTCTTAACATCTGGGAAATATACTTCTACAATACCTTTCTTCATGATATTTACAGGTACGTCAAGAGGTCTGGTAGTATCGTGTACATTCTTAGGATCAAGCAATGAAGCCATAAATGTATCAATAAGTAGATTTTCTATTGCTCCTTGACTATTCTCTGACATAGGTTTATCAAAGTTATATTCAGTTTTAGCAGTTACATACTCATATACTTTATAGCTACCGTCTACAATATCATAACGTATATTAGAATTCTTACTTTCTAGGTATTCGTTTATAGCTTCAGAAGCCTTCATTGAGTTTCTCCTTGTAACAGGTTCTCCATTACGAATAGCTAATACTTCATCTGCCCAAGCATCATACCCTTTTAAAGCATTTTCTTTTTCAACATTAGTAGCATTTCTACCAAGTTTATTAGAACGTTTTGTAGTATAGTTATAACGGGTTAAGAACAATTTATCAATATCGAAGTCAGAACCAGTTCTTGCAGTAAATTCATCAGGTAATATTATAATATCCCCTGCTTGAGACATTACTACATCCCTAATAGTAAGAGCAGCAATAGAAGACATACCTTGTGTTGGTACACGATAAGCCATACTTGAAGGTGAAGCATTATCACCAATAATATGATTATCAATTAACCATTGTCTAGCCTCTAAGAATGACATATTATCATAACCAGGTATAATGTGCTTAAGTAAGTTAATACTAATTACACAGTCCATAGAGTTATTTTCATTCTTAAGCATTAGCTTACGACCTTCATTTACCATGTACTTACTATAGTCTTGTTTAGCTTCTGCTTGACTAAGCTTGTCTATAGATTTCATACCAAATGAAGACATCTGTACAAATGTACCACCAGGTAGATTAATATCTACAGTCTCTTTATTTACTTTGGATATTAACTTAGTTACAAGTTGTTTTGATAATGGTGATGCTGAAATAGGTACATTAAACTCGCCTCTTTCATTCAATGCAACTTGATTTACTATATCAGAATCAGTATTACTTGCAATTAAGTCTCTTACAAGCGAATCTGAGATACCTTGTAAGTCTTTGAAGGTAAACGTACCATCTTCATTTTTAACTGCGTGTAAATCCTTTAAAAGCCTATTTAAACCTCTATCTGACAAGTTATCAATAGCCCTCATAGCATAATCACGTAATTCACGACCAGATAGCTTCTTACCATTTGGTAAATAATAATCACCATCAAGCCTGATGTTAGAATATACAGTTTTCATAGCCTGTGTTACCAACATACGCTTTTCTGCTTCGTGAGCTTCAATAGGCATCTGATTTAATAAGTTACCAAAGCTCTGTTGTCTAAATGTAATGGGTTTGTTATAAGAACCATTTTCATCCTTAGTAAATTCCTCGGATATTTGAGACTGAGAAGTATCTGTATAGAAATCATATTCAACGATATTACCTACTTTTACTGCTGATTTAGTAGTAAACATATCAATAGGATTGGTAGTATCATTCATTCTATCATACAGTGCTTTTAAGTCTCCAGTTGCTAATACTTTAAACAGAGGGAAGATAGCCATCTTATTAAAGATAGGCATATTTATGAATTCACCTTGTAATGGTTCAAGTATTTCATTACCAAAGTAAACCATCTTCTTTGGTGACATTACTGCTGCTAGGGTATTTACATATTTACGTACATCACCAAGATCATCAGCATGTTCTTCTACGTAATCAATAGCAGCTTCAGTCTCAGCATCTAATAATCCTTGTGTAGCAAGAATAGCTTTATACATAGTAGGAGAACAATACACAGAAGCATCTGCTTGGTTAATAGGATTATCTTCTGTATTTATAGTAATATTACCATCTTTATCCATAGTAATATCACCATATAGTTTTAAATCTCGCTCTGTACTAGTTTTAGCTTTATCTTTAATAGCCTGAGGTATATCTTCATGACTAAATAAATCATCAGATTCAAATACATTGTCTATGAATTCTTTAGTGTAATTACCATCATTCTCCATAAGTTCTCTTACATAAGCTCTGTAAATAGCTTTGTAAAGTTCTTTAGGTTGATTAGTATGTGTTTCGATATCTTTCAGACCAGCCACATTGTATCTGCCATTCTTATACCTAGGTATTTTATTCATAATGTGATTTGGATCTGTAAAGTCCAATCTAGGTCTATCACCAGTTGATAGCGTACCAGCAAGACGTTTAGATACATCTGGATAATTCTTAAAGAATGCTACATCTTTGTATATTACCTTTTCTGTTTCAAACATTGAAACAAAATGATTAACAGTAAATGTCCAAATAGCATCCATAATAGCAAGGTTCTCTCTTAGCATTTTATTCTGAGAACCTGATAATTGAGCATAAGTATTAGCATAGTTATTACTTCTTTCATTTATAGACGAAACAGGTAAGAACTTATTAGACCATAAACCTGATTTCTTTTGCTCAATTAAACCTAATTTCTGTACATACTTTAACTGTTCATCAGCTCTATGAATAAGAGTAGTATTAATATCTTCTTTCAATTGAGCAACATTATTGAAAGTATCCATTAATTCTTGATCACTTAAGCTATTAAAGTCTATATAGTTAGTATTACCGTTTTCATCAGTATGCCATACTCCACGAGCAATACGGAACTTACCACCTTTACCAGTATCCTTTCCTTTCTTACCAAAGTACATAGTTGGTCTATTAGCATCGTCTATTTGGTCTTCTGCTAATTTCATTCTACGATACTGTAGTATAGCATCATATTCACTCTTATAATACTTATAGAACTGCTCTATTACATCTTTAGACATCCTAATACTGAGTTCACCATCCAAAGGTACAATCTCCATTGTACGGTCTTTAAATAGTCTAAGACCTTGTATAGGCATATATGTCTTTTTGTCAGACATAGTAGGAAGTACCAATATATCATTCTCAGATAATGTAAATTTAGAAATGAATGTTTCTACTTTAGGAGCAGATTGATAATCCGTACCTGTATTACCAGAGTTATACTCAGTAATGTTAAGTAATGTACCTACAGTAAGACGAGTATTAGGATTACTCTTTAACTGATTATAAACTATAGAAGAACTATTGATAGGACACTTTAACAGTTTATTGACATAAGATCTATCATTATTCAATTTCTTTATTTCTAGAGTAATATAGTTATGTTTAGATAAAGGATAAACTGTAGTGTTTTTTGGACCTAATACCTTTTCTTCAAGGTTATTATTATTCAATTGATAGTGTACAATAGCTAAGTTAAGTATACTATTTTCTCCAGTAAATATAGCATCAGCAGTACGTTTAATACGGTCAGATGGTTTATCTTTTACTGGTCTACGTAATATTTCAGGTATAGCTTTAGCTAAACTACCATCTCTATTACTTGTTAATAAGTCTTTAGCTGCTTGTAATATAGTAGGCTTGTTAACAGAATTGATAGCTGATACTTTATCTACAATTGCTTGGAATAAAGTGTCATAAGTAATAGATATACCTATTCTGTTATAAATATCTAATAATTTATATAGTGCTTGACTAAGATCTTCATTAGTAGATGAATCTGTTAACTTAGCTAATTCATTTGTAGCTTTAGTAAGTTCATCTCTTAATTCTTTAAGTTTAGCCATATCAGGCTTTCTATTACCCTGTTCATCAGTTATCATAAATTCACTGTTATAGAAATTTCTATTCCAGTCACTTACAATACGCTTACCGTTACGTACATTTACACTACCACCTAAGTTAGATATGTACATTACCTCATTAGTACCCACATCTTGATATCCTACAGTAAGGAAATTATGTCTAAATCCAGTAATAGTTTGGAATATCTGTGTCTGTAAGTTAGAGTCTTTTATCTTAGATAATCTATTATATACAGAAGCAAAGAAAGGATCTGTCTTAGCTAACTGAGCAGATTTACGGATTAATCCACCATAACTATCCTCATCAAATAACTTATCTACGATTCTACGCCAAGCTGCCATAAATGGAGTTACACGTGGAATACCTGTTTCAGGATTAATATCTCTAGTATAAGTTTTAGTAGCTGCATTATATAAACGGTCTTCTATTGAAGATAAGAACAATTTGACAGCAGGTCTAATATTATGTAAAACAGATACTTCATAAGATGCTTTATCATATTTATCAAAGTTATCCTTTTCTATTTCACCACCATCACGTTCCTCTGTTTCTTCATACTCTTGCTCTTCCTTAATTTGCTTTAAACTTAGCTCTGCTAGTTTTGCTTGCACATCCTGTTTGAATATATTAAAATTATCAAACAATTCTCTAGCAGCAGCTCTCTGTTCAGGTGTAGCAGCTTCATCATATGAAAGATCTTCTAAGAATTCTCTCATATCGTTATAGTCTATGTTAATTCTAGATAAGTCGTCTACTATATCTTCAGTAGTCATAGACTGGCTAATATAAGATGTAGTAAAGTAATCTACAGCCTGGAAATAACTATCAAGAGATTTAATATTCTGAAATTCATGACCATGCTGTGTAAAATTAACTCTATAACCATAAGCTTCTATAAATCTATCCTTAGCTTCTTGTGTTACAGGTACATTAGCATATTTACCTTCATATATACCCCTAAATATACTTGTAGGTCTTATTCTACCTACTAAAGAATATACAAAGTCTATAAGCTTATTAAACCATTTAGTGATTCTATAAACCTTAGAAGGTACAGTTTCAAGCATATACTTTCTAAAGTCTTCAGCCAATGCTTCTTCAACTTGTTTGTTAGAAGCATTTTTCATATTTTCATGAGAAGCCCTATAAGCATCATATACCTTATTACGCTGCTGTTCAGACATTAATAACAGAGATACCCTATGATATGCTTCATGATATTCAACACCAGCAGGATCACTAGAGTAAAGATGAATAGCATCTTGTGTCATATGAGATAATGCTGTAGCTGGCATATCAGAAGATACTGCTACATCAATTATATCAATTTCAGCATCAGACATACCTAATTTCTCTTTTAAGAAATTACGTGCCTGAACCTTATTCATCTTCTCTTTAGAAGTATATGTCTTATTGGGAGTAAAATTTACTCTTACTTCAGTTTCGCTACCACCAAATGTATTGAGATCACGGAAAGTACGACGTTTACGAGTAGGAGCTGGTTTTTCTTCTACTGTAGGTTGTTCAACTTGAGGTTCACTTACTGTCGGAACAGCTGTAGAATTAGGAATATTAGTTGGAGCATCCTGAGTAATACCATCAGCAATAACAAAAGGTCTTTCGTATCTCTCTGTATTAAGATTGGATTTCAACATACCATTCTTAATCATCCATGCCAATAAAGAATGATCTAAGTCGTCTTTAGTAAATACTACACCAGGCACTAATTCTAACCTACCATTAGCTTTTTCTACACTACTTGCTAATCTACCTTGAAATAGATCTCTAAGCTTCATGTCTACTGATACAGCATCATTGTTTTTTGAAGGTACTTTAAAAGGCATAGATCCTTCCTTCATAAGCCAATCTACAAAAGCTTTTCTTTCTCTATCTCTCTGGTCTGATGTTAAACCAGCAATTGACGTGCTATTGTTACCATATACTAATTTACCTACTACACCAGTATTATCTACATATAACTGTTTATTACGTAGATTCTTAGCAGCAGCATCACTAATATCACTATTATCTTTTACTTGAGTAGCTTCTCCATAATTCAAGAATAACTTTATTAAGTCAGAACCAATAAGATCTGTATTACCTATCTTATCATAGCTTGAGAACCCAGACTTAAACACAATAGTAGATAATAGATTAGCTAGTTCTTCTAAGTTGTTATAACTTACTGTGCTAATCTTTAATGGTAATGGTCTACCTGATAACCGTTTGTTACCAGCTATAATATAATATATACCACCTGAAGTAGTACCAGTAAAACCAGTATTATCACCGTGTATAGTATATATAGTTTCAGCAGATCTTACGCCAGTGCTGTAACCAAAGTTATCAAGTTCTTCATCTAAGTTAGTACTTAACTGTAAGATATTATTGAACTTAGCATCATTAATAGGAGCATATTTACTAATACCTTCTACTGCATTATGTATTAATGTACGTGTAGGAGTTACTTTGATATTATAATCTATTGCATTAGTAAGATTGCCATTAGAATCTTTCACAACAAATCTAGATATAATATCAGCACGTGCAGCCCTAAGATCAGTTATTAAAGTATTATACTCTTCACTAGTATCTCCTACTCTAAGGTTATTAGGACTACGCATAGCTAACCAGTATTTCTTACCAGTTTTGCTATCTGTGATTATCATACCTACCCTAGCCCAATCATATGTAGCTGGATTATTCCATTTTACTTTAGTACTGTTAGTCTTATAGTGTATAAACGGCGCTACAGAATATTCAAATGACAAATCACTTAACCTAGTACGGAATAACTCTGGTAATTCTGTATTAAGTGAGAATGTTACTCTATTACCATTTGCAAAAGTTATTGTTTCGCTTAATTGAGCGTCATGTTTATAATGGAAGGTATTGAGGATACCTAATCTGCTATCTTCTGAAAAGTCCTTTAACTCATTATCAGTAATAGCATCTGCTGGAATAGTTGCAGGAGCTTGTGGAGTTGGTAATACACCAGCTTTAGCTGCTTCTTCTACTTGACTTTCTGTAAGATCACTTACAGGTGTATCAAATAAATCATCCACAGTAATAGCAGCAACTTCTTGAGGAGAACTCATTCTAGCTCTATCTTCCTCTGGCATCTGATAATAGGCAGTAGTATAAGCACCTTTAATAGAATCGAAGTGAGTAGTTAACTTTTCTCTATTATTACCAATAGCCTCATACATATTCAGGGCTACTTCTTTAAACTTATATGCACCTAAATTAAATGCATTACCTAATAACTTTAAGAAAGCAACAAATATCTTTGCTTGTTTCTCAGCATTTGCTGCTGGATCAAAGGCAAAACCTACACTATTATCATCAAGTAAATCAAAGAAATCTTGAACAGACTTATTAAATTTAGCTTTAGCATCCTGAGCATCTTGTTTAGCTTTAGCTGCTTTACTGGGTTTAGATGGTTCTACTGCTTCACCACCTCTTTCGTCAAATACACCTTCTCCTGTAGGATCACCAAAACCACCTGCAAAAGGATCTTCATCAGAACTTAGTATATCATTGTTTACTACAGGTTTTTCCTTTTCTGTATCTGAAGTATCTACAGAAGAAGGAGCAGCCGTAGCAGTAGGTTGAGCAGGTGTACCTAAACCTATATCTTGGCCTTCTGCAGCAGCAATTAGAGCTGCGTCTGCTTCATCTAATTCACTAGCACTTATAGTTCTTCTAGGTTTACTTGGTTTAACAGGTTTGATAGGTTTAGTAGGAGTAGCAGGTTTAACCTGTTCTACAGTAGGAGCAGGTTGTTCTGTAACTGTACCAGTGGGTACTGTAACAGGTTTAGATGGTACTACAGGTTTGTTAACAGTTTGTTGTTCAGTAACGCCAGTAGTCCCTTCCATCATTTCTTTACTTTGCTCTTTTTTAGTTTGATAAAGCTCAAGCATTTCATCAATAAGCTTTTCACCTTGAGCATTATGAATATTGCGTAAAGCTTTTAATTTAAGGTTTCTACGCTTTTTAGGCGTTTTCTTTTCCTTAGCCTCAGTAATGATATCAGCACGTTGAGAAGCTTCTGTAGGGGTTATTTTAGCACCATTTTCAATACCATTAAAGGCATTGTAGATTTCTTGATTCCTTTCAGCATTAATCTCTGAAAATAATCTATCTTCTATAGCATTCTCATATTCAGTAACTTCATTAAAAGCGCCAACAGATGCTACTTGATTGTTTAATAATGTCTTATCACCAGTATAGTTCTTATACCAGGATGGCATTGCTTTATCTATAGACTTCTTTCTTGCTTGAAGTCTATAACGCATATCATCTAGTTTAGCTAAAGTATACTCGTTACCTCGTAATTCAGCAGGGTTAGATGTTGATTTAACTATTTCTGTAGCATTATTAACCTCATTGAGCATATTATCTAACACTCTCTGTTGTTCTTGTAACTTAAATAGTTCTCTAATCTCATCTTTAGATACTATTTGATCTGTAGATTGAGCATTATCATTAATCGTATTAAATGCATTATCTACAGCTTTCTCCATCTGAGTAGATAGTGCTGCATTTGAATTAAGTGCTTGCGCTCTATTAGTAAGTTGCTGATTCTTATCTGTAAGGTCTTCTAATGAAGCCTTAAAATCTTTCTCAGCTTGCATATATAAACCTACTAGATTACCAAACTCTTCAGTATTCTGTTCGATACCTAAATTTTCAGCTAGATCTTTCATTCTATCAGATTTAGCTACAGTAAATACACGAGATGCAAACTGTGCTTCTTCTAAAGCATCATCACTTGTAAAACCTTCTGGTAGATTCTCTGTAGGACCTTCAGCTAAATTAGCCCATGCATTTACTACTTCAGATTCAACACCTTTGAACTTGCCACTAGCATAAGTAACTGCTTTAGACATATCTTCCTTAGTATTAATCTCACCTACAGCAAGCTCGTTTACTTTATCCATCCCTTTAGTTTCCTTATATAAGGAATATGCTCCTCTAGCATTTACACCTACTTGCATAGGGGATAAAAGACTAGCAGCTGCACCAAGCTTTACATTATTCCAATATTCACTATCATTTTCATATAAAGCGTCTTGATAACCAAAAGGACTACCGAGTATATTTACAAGAGTTCTACCTTTTTCTTTATAAGCACCAAACAGAGATGAAGCTAACCCTTCTAGATTCAAATCACTATCATCAAAGTCACCTCTTTTATAAGCAGCACCAGTAGTGTATTGAGCACCTTCTTCTAATGCTTCATTGAAAGAAGTAGCAAGATTACGTACAGCTAAATCACCGCCTATATAAGCAGCTTTAGCAGCTCTACTAGCCCAACTTCTAGTTGCTTTATCTATAGCATTTCTACCTAATACATACTTAGATAAAGTCTTTTTAGCAGCATCAGCAGCTTTATCACCTATTGCTTCAATAGGGTCTGATAATAAAGCGCCTTTCTTTATAGTCTTACCTAGCCAACCATCAGCAATTTTACCAAAGTACGGCAACATGATGACGTCACTAGCTAAGTTAG